AGTGAGACTTACGAATACTGAAAATCCCTTCAATCACACGAATAACAGTATCGGCCCAATGCTCTTGATAGCCGTTGATATTTCGTGAATAGGATTTATAGTACATGGCCTCGCCAAAATCACCGTAACCGAAAATCGGTACAGTGGCCTTTAACTGATTCTTAGCAGTTAAGTTCAGTTCAAAGACTTCATTGATATAGTTCATTCGATCCTCGAAAATGTTTGAAAATTACCCATGTACCATGCCAATTCCGCGAATGTAGACTGTGTACTTGCGTACATTTGTCTGCACCTTGCCAGTGACCTCAAATCAGCCATAGTCGCACCGTTCAAAACATCAAGCCTAATGTCAAAAAGTTTGTCATTAGTGGCTACGTGTTTATAATGTGACTTAGCAAAATCATGTGTCACTTTATCATCTGTTGCGAAGAACACATCCTCGCCATCATTTTCCTCAAGCAAGTTAATGATTGTAGATACTGGTGTGTTAATGTGGTGATGCCACCTACGATAATGCACACCATAAGCAAAATCAGATTCATACACAGAACCAAAGAAAAATTCAACGTAACTTTGTATGTCACGCATCAGCTTCTCATTAACAATATCAAGTGAACACAGATCAACCTCTGGCTCATTGTCAAGGTGAACCCATTTCCAAGTCCTGAGGGTGATAACATCATTCTTTTCTAAGTGTCGAGGAACAACACTAACGTCCTCGTCATTGAAGTCAAAAGTGCTGAACTTAATAGGTACATCACTAATGATACTCCAAGGAACCTCGAAAGGAATCTTGATTTCCTCACCAGGCCGGGGCCACCAATCAATGTACGGTAGCCACTGTACAACAAGTTCGTGGTCAAGAATCTGAGCCACACGATACGCCGACACTATGGGCTTGATACGATTAGCAAGCCCACCTGCAACGGTCAGTTTGATCATATACCTAGTTCTTTTGCAAATGTTTCATCACCAATGATATAACCACAATGGTTTGTACCCTCAACATACGCCCAACAGCAGATGGCACGTCCCTCTGTAATATCAACAGTATGCACAACTTCACCTTCAATTATAAGGCTAAATTTGTCACCTTTCATGGTGTGATATGTGGTGGGCAATTTACCATATGCTATTATTTTTGATTGTAAATTCATAGTATCTTTCTCAGCGTTTTCATAATATCGTAAACATTGTGTTTGTCAACAGTGAAACCAAGTTCCTTGATGACAGTGATCTGATTTTCAATCAATGCTTCATGTAGTGGAACAGTGTCAACAGACTTTAAGCCGTATTCACTACCAACATTGTTGATAGTCTTTGCAGCACGAAACAAACGCTTCAAATTTCTGATGTTGACAACTTCATAGGGCGCACGGAAACCGTCATCATATTTTTCAATCATAGTTCACCTGATACAATGATTTGGTCAATCTTGACAAGAATGGGAAGTGATTTTGGATTACAATCTTCACCCACGTAAATGGGTTTGTACTCTTGTAACTTATGATAAAGCCAGTCAAGAGCGTCATCTATCTTTTTATCTTCGTGAATTTCACCTGAATAGTGCGAATGACACCTATTCAGTAGTTCAAGATCGTTTGAACTAAAATCAGTTGTTGGTAACATATACAACTTAATTGTATATGGTACTTGTTCCCAAATCAAAAGAATCATAGTAACCTCATTTCATGTAATGCCACAAGTTGCATGGTTTGAACAGTTTTGCGTATTCTTCTTCCGTTGCAGCCACCATTACCCAAATCCGGGTTCCAGTAGCCAAGAGTTTTGGATAACAATCATACTGTGCAGGTGTGAAGGCAAATTTCAATGGATTTTTGACTTCAATCCACCTGGCACCATAGCTTGAGTGTGTTGCGTAAATATCAGGAAACCCACGTTGAAACATGTTTCCGTGGGTTTCCATACAATACCAACCTCTAATCAAAAGCATTTTGATGATGGCGTCTTGAATAATCGCCTCAGGGCGTCCCTGGCCGACTTTCTTCGGGTCCATCTTCAATACTCCACCAATGATAGTAGGCCAGCATTAGGAGGCCAATGGCCTTATGCAATGACCCAAATTTGATTTCCTCGATTGCACGTTGCTTGTAATACTCGATATTATTGCACTGAGCAATGAGTTGCCATTGAGGGTCTTTGGCAAGATCAGGCTTCAGATTTTTGATCACTTGATTGAACTTTTTCAGATTCACTTTTGCCACATTCAGATTGATTTTCATATGTTTCCTCTGGTTTCTTGTATTTGAACTTGAATGCTTTGCGGAATTTATTAGACGCATCACGGAAAAGGCGAACTTCTGTAATGATGTGTGCATCTGGCATGATGTCATACATCTGCCACATGCCTTCATCAATGTGCATTGCATAACGAATCTTAGACAATGCAAGCCACTCATTTTCTTTGAGTTTGACCAAAAAATCATATAACTGATCAAGATGGTCAACCTCTGCGTGGCCAATACTCTCGATCAAACGTGCATACTTTTCTGGCTTGACTCCTGCACATAACGCCAGGAATTTCATCTCAGAATGTAATGCTACAATTTGATCACTCAAGGTCTTGCTCATGTTTGTCCTCAAACTCCTTGTTAAGTTGCCTAAACGACTGTTCGATGTTCTTCGTCATTTGACGATGGGCGTCACACGCTTGTTTGTACATCAATGCCTCGGTGGGGTTCAGTTGTTTTCCACTGTAATTGATACAAGTAACTGTTAATAGTTCAAGAAATTTGTCCATTATTTGTCAGCCCAACTGTTGAGTTTGTCACTCCAGTCAATCTTCACAAGTGGTATGATGTTTCGTGCTTCCTCCACATGTTTTGTAACAATGTTTCTTATAACTGGAACGAGGTGTTGCTTTGCAGGTGTCATGATTTCGTCGTGTACATTCATAGGCATTACGTGCCATTCATGTACGCCTTGTGGTTGAACCTCCCATATTTTACGTTGTAACCGTTTAGTTTCTGTAGCACCAGTGCTTTGAATACGATGGTTATTTGCCGCACGAATCACAGCTGATTGTATTGCAAATGCAGCAGCAAAACATGCAGACATTACAGCACCACCCACAGTCTGAGGCCCACGGTCCTCACGCCTGTTGCATTTGATTTTCATCGCACGCCAGGATGGTGGTGGTTTGTTTGCTATTGTGTACAATGCCTTACTCAGCATGAACTCTACAGTGAAATACCTACGAAAGCCAGAGAGACTTTCCACGTATTCTTTTGGTTCATGCCAAGATACAGCTTTTCCAATTTGTGTTTGTTTCAATGGACCAAAATCATATTCAATCTTCTTGAACGAAACACCAATTTGTTCGTACTCTGTCTTAAAGTTGGCTTCGGCTAACTTCGCAACATCCTCGGTAACACCCAGACGTTCCACAAGTGTAGCCCAATTACCACCGTAAAACACAGCAAACACACCACGCTTACCTTTATCATACCAATCGTCCTCAGTTTTCTTTGTTGCTACAACTTGATCATAAGTCCAGTTTTCGTGTGATTTTAACGCCATACCAAACAAACCGTGAATTTTTTGTCTGGCATCATCATTGTTACTACCACATGATGGACAATTTTCAAGTATGAATTCTTCTACTGTGCAAACATACTTACAAACTGAACACTTACACAATTGTGCCCGTAGCTTAGGATCATTGAAAACAGCGTCAGCGATACTGACTTCGAATGATGCAAAGTCACCACCACATAACACTAAATCATCCCAAGACAACGGAAAACACTCTCGAATGATTTTCAGTTTGTCAATACCTTGGGCATTCAAACCATCTGCACCTGACATACGGGATGACAATGCACCGATGATTTTGAATGAAGCGTGAAACCGCCCGGCCATCAAAAGTTTGTTGAGTACCTCTACTTTCTTAGTCGCTTTACGTGCGTCTAAGCACTCTTTTGCTTTGATAGCAGCAGGATGATCTTCCCACGATGCTATCTTTTCAAGAGTTGCTTTCTTAGTCGATTCACGTAGTATTGCGATTTCGATTTCATTTAAGAAAGGCTTGATGTACTCGAAAACTTTCTTTGGTGCTTTGGGTGCTTTTGCTCCTTGTTCTAAATACTGTTTCTTGAGATTTTTGATTTTCTCAATGTCTATCTTGTAACCACGCCAACGAACAGCACCAACACAACAGGCCAGAACCGAATCATCGTCACCAAGAGGAGGACAACCAAAATGCTCATACAGAAACCGAGTGTATTCCACATCTTTTTCTGCATATTTTCTTGCTCCTGGATTATAACCCCAATGGGCTATATGTTCGTCAATCACAGCAGGCCAAGCCTTTCCCTTCTTTGTACCAACCTCAGCACGCCAGTTAAGTTCCTTGCTGCTAATGGCTAAAGCATAGGGCGCCCAGCCAGCTTCGATGGGCCGGAATTTGCGTTCAACATCAACGTCTCTGAATTTGATTACTTCTTCATACTTGCCTTGCTCCTTCTTAATGGCTGCAACGAGTACCTTCAATGCTGCTGATGGTGCGAAACGCAGTACAATCTGCTTGAAGTCTGGATTGTATGTACCATCAGCCATCTTGATGTTTTCAACTTCCCAATGCTTATCTTTCTTGACTTTCTGTCGTGCAAAATAGACTTCATCTAGTTGCACACGTTTTTCAAGTTCATTAGCAAGGGGCTGTGCCAACACAGCAGGTACTCTTTTGATGTAAATATCTTTGCGGTCCATAGTCGATTGATATGGACCTTTTCGTGCATGTAACATCAAGTCGAGTGCTGACTTTGGTTTCAAACATTCGCCATCACGTGCAAGGGGTTCACACTCAGCATACTTAGCTATGTGATCAGTTGGGTATGCGTTCCAGCCGACTTTATAAGCCAGTGCCTTGAGTGTAGTGTACGTTTGACATAGATGAAACCAATCGAACGCTAGATTGAAACCAACGACCCCATCAGGATCATCACAAAAACTCTCGATAAGAGCTAGTGTATCAATGATCTGTTCAGTCCACACAGAGTGGAGCATGATAGGGCCGTTGTCTCTCTGATACTGAATCAGAACTGTTGGACCGTGAAGCCCGCATGTTTCAGTATCGAAGAATATCATTTATTTTCTCCTGTAGTCAGCCACAACAAAGTCTTTGCAAACAACTGAGCCACCGTGCATTTTCCAATTGCTTAACATGATTGGAAAATCAACGTCGCCTTCGTATTCGTCAAAAATGTGACTGATCAAAAGCCGGTGTGCAAATGCCTCACCATGAATGTACAACTGTCGGCCACCGCAAATGAATGTCTCAAGGTTGTAACCTGTTGAAATATCAAGTGCTTGGCCTAATGTAGGCACAGTCATAGTAGCATTGGGTACTAGTTTGCATGTTTTTGAAACAGCAATCACAATACGATTTTTCAATGGCTTTGTTAATGTTTCACAAGTCTTGCGACCAATGATACAAATGTTGCCTTCTGTTACTTCCCTGAAATGTTTCATTTCTGTGGGAATACGCCAAGGTAACTCATCACCTTTTCCAATCTTATTGTTCTTACTTACGGCGGCAAGCAACGTAATCATGGTACAAGTTGACCCTCCACACCACGTTCAATACGCTTGATTGTACGCTGATGCAACAAATCAAGTGCTTTTGAAATGTGATCAAGTGCTTGTGCATTTTCTTCACAGGCAAACTTACCTGATTGAAAATGCGTAAGTCTGTCTTGTAAAATTGTCAACAGAACTTCATTTGTCAGGCCGTTAGGGTATTCACCCAATGGACCTTTTTGAAAATCAATACGTAAGCCAGAAGCATTGCCCTTGGTTGCTCTTACATGATATACTTGTCCTTCTTCAAGAACACAAACATCAAGCATATCATTGACACCGTTTACTTTGTGACTTGTGAGTTTTTTCATTCTGGCACATACTCCGCTGGAATTGTGTATTCAACACCAAGTTCATCGGCTTGTCGCTTCAACTCTTTGTAAATATCAGTGTTACTGATTTCACCAGAAGCCCAAGCCAAGCACCTTGTTAAAAAATCATTGCCACGTACTTTCTGAACTTCGCCTAGAAGTTTTTGAATCTCAGTACGTGGTTGATGACGTTTGTTGTTTGCCAAATTCTGTGGGATGAAATCAGTAATCTGTTTCTTCTCACTATTCTGTTTGGCTTTCTTCAATTGCAACGCAACGTCGATCTGCTTGCTCTTGTCTTTGATACTGTACAGTTGACGAATTTGCGTTTGGTTAATCATACCAGCAGCCGCTTCTTCCTTAATGGCTTCTGGCATTGTATGCAACATCTGACGAATTTGTACCCAGCCTGGCGACTGTCCAAATTCTTCTGCAATACGATCACGACCCCAACCACAACTGATAAAGTATGCAACGCCCTCGGCTTCCTCAACAATCGTGAGTGCCTTGCGGTGCATATTTTCGCGGAAGTTTTCGGCTTTGGCTTTCTCAACACTCAGATTTTCTGTCAAAATAGCTGGAACAAGTTCAGCTTCATTGACACGATAGGCTGTGTGCCGACGATGACCGTAAATGATTCGGTAGTCAAAACCCGCAGGAGTGTCCTCACGACGAGGTTCAATCTTGATAGGTACAGACAGACCATTTTTCGCAATGTCATTCGCAAGTTCAATAACATCAAGTGCGGTCAAATTTTTGCGAATGTTGAATTCACGATCATTGTAGATTTTCTTTACAGGGTAAAGACCTACACCTAGTTTCTTGTCATTCTCAATTGCTTCGGCTGACATTGCCATTTGATGTTTGCTCCGCTTCTTTAATGAGTCGTTTCAGACCTGTCATAGACATGTGTTGTAAATCCTTTTTCTTACGAAGATTGTTAAGCACGTACTCGTCAGTATCAAGGTGGAAGAAATCAACAATACGTCCACCACGTTCTTTGTTCATGCCGATACGGTGTCCACGATCCTCTGCTTGCATACGATCTTCACCGTTAAAGGTGTTTGACCAGAATACAATACTAGGGGACGCGGTGAGTGTAAGACCCATACCCGCAGCACCGGCCTGTCCAACAAACACCACTCTTGGATGAATATCATGCCCTCGATCAAAGATTTTAAGTAACTCTTTGTCAGGCATACGATCACCGTCAGGTGTCAAACCTTCCCAACCTCTACCGTCGGCTCGAATTGTAGCCCACTTGTTTTTGTGACAAACTCGAATGATTCTATCGACAGATGCCTGGAATCCGGCGTACACGCACAAGCGTCCAAACTCGTCATGATATTCAAGTTCATCCTCCAACATACCTTCTTTGGGTGTTGGCATTTCAACATAATTTCTTATGTATCGTGTGACCACACCCTCACCAAAGCACTTTGTACACTCAGTAGTCTTACTAACGTAAGTGATTTGTGTACGTTTGACAACCATACCGTCCACGTCATACTCCCACCGTTCGCCTGCTTGCACAGCTTCGGGGTCAGCATAACCGTCAGGGTCCTCTGGATCATACCAATGCAAACATTCCTTTGTACCTTGACACAAAGGACAAGTTTCAGTGCCGTCGGCCTGATCTTGATATTGAAATCCATCGGACAGTTCACGCAACAAAGTCAGTGCTTCAATGGCTCTTGTACTGTTACTGATAATCAGACTTTCAGCCCGCTTCATTTCCTTAGTGGGTTCTGATCTGAAAATCTCATAGTACTTCTCAGGCAAGTCCAAGCAATCTTTCTTCATCTTGACAAGCAAGAGTCCATTCATCCGTTTGTACAATTCAGCAACCTCATTCTTACTCTTAGTGTAAGGATGATAGTCGTCAGGATTGTTTGAATTGTTGCAAACTGAATGGATAGAATCACTTGGTTGGATTTTATGGTAAGGATGTGGTTGTAACTGACCGCAAATGCTACATTTGTTTTCGTCATCAAGCCAAGTCACAAGATGCGGGTAAACACCACCACCTGCAATGTTTTCACGCTCTTGAATCAAACCGAGTCTGTCACGAAAAACATGTACGCTGCCTTCACGCAAGAATCCAGGGCAAGCAATCTCACACAGACTCCACCAGTCAACAGGTGACTTGGGAGCCGGTGTGCCTGACATCAAAAGAACAATCGAATTATCAATGCTGTGATCAACACGTACAGAATCAGCAATATGCTTAGCAGCAACGGTTCTTTGGGACGTATGGGTTTTGAGCTTTTGGCACTCGTCGTAAATAACAACCTGTGGAGCCAATTTGCCTTTAGGCCAATTTTCAACGACACGTTTTAGCTCCGCATAATTGTAGAATTTCGGCGTAAATTTGGCGTTCCATTTGTCAAATTCAGCGTCGGCAGAACGTAAAGCTGATTTTGGTGCAACCCAAAACACGTCAGTGTAACCAGCACGTTCCACGACCATCATAGACATCAAAGTTTTGCCTAGGCCCATTTCGTAGCCCAAGATACAGTGATGCCGTTTCTGTACGAATGCAACACCTAATGACTGTGCGTCATAAGGCGCGATTCCACGGCTAATCATATACTGTTTGGCAGATTCAATCTCCGCGTCAGTGATTTTTGCATCATAACGTGCATACGGTTGTGTGCCGTACTTATCACGTAAGAACTCTAACTGGAAAAGATTGCGTTGTGTGATGGGTGCTGACCACGCCTTGACAGGATTATCGTCGAATCCATGCCACTTGCGACCTTCGAAGCGTGCTTTGATTTCTTCCGTAAGTGGCTTAGCAAAACCGTAGTAGAACCACATTCTGCCATTGGCCACTTCGATGTTGGCGTCAATAAGATGACTGCCTGATCTTAATTTGGTTTTCATTCGTCCTCGTCATCTTCATCGTAAGAAAGATATTGTACTAGTAGTTTTTCATGTTCCACTGACCACAAACTCTTGTAAATAGTGTTTGGTTCAGCGTCAGGATTCATGTAAATCCCGAGTTCATCAGCTAACACAAAAACAAACAACGGATTAACATTGTCTGCATTGATTTCACGCATCTTGTCAACATAGCGTGTCGCAAACTCGTCAATCTTGTCTGTCGATTTACAAATTAGATCAAGTTCTTCGTCGATCTTGTAATATTCAAACTCAGGAAACTTGTGTTTGGAATCATCTTCCGAAGTCCAGACACCTGTATGCCTTGATACATAATTTCTAACGGCTTGTTTGACAAGGTTGTTTGCTTCGAGTGAATACCAAAAGATCGGCAAGTGTATGAAGAAATTTGGAATCTTTTTCACAATCAAGTTCAAATGCTCGATCCTGATTATGAATCCAAAGATGTTGTCATATGTGTCATCATTCAAGAGATTCGCAACAAAAGCCAGCGGATCGCTTTCAAATTCCCTACGTACCTCAGGCAGATCAAAATTAAAACAATCAATGCAGCGTCCAAGACGCTTAACGCTTGTGATGTAATCTGCAACGATGTGTGCTTCTGTGCCTGGCGTGTGGATGATGCCGTAAATCATTTTGGAATTTGTTCCTGTGTGTAGTACTGATTGAGTTTGTTTTGTAAATAAGAAATCAATTCACACCTACGATTAAAGGCTGTATGTGTCCATACATGAGCACGATGTGTATCTGGACCTCTGCTCAAACGCAAAGCAATCAAGTAACCCATATACAGGTGACAGGCTTTAGGCAAATCAGAATCACTGAGTTTGCTAAACATTTTTGGGTAGACTTTGTTGTCGCGTAATTCCTCAATGTCCTCAACCATTTTTGTACTCCAGATACAAGATTTTGTCGCTATCACGTTTGCGTTCATAGACAGTGAACACTGGCGTGAGTCCAATTTTGTCAAACTCCTTCAAAAACAAGTCCATAAGGTTTCTTAAATCAGACGACTGGTTTCTTCTGCCGCAAGTTCCAACAGCTTCCCGCCAAGTGGCGAGAGTTGCACTTCCAATAAAGAAATCAACGCCTTGTTCTTTCGTTTCAGTTCGAGATATGCTAATGTTATTGCAACCGCGTAAAGAATAGGCAACATCAGGCTCACAACAAAACATGAAACTAAAATGGAAATGGTGGAGTAGCTCACCAAAATCTCGCGAGTCATCGTGAAAAACCTTTCTCAGATTTGTTAGTGTTTTGACAGTATTGTTTTTGTGGTTGGTGGGGACGTAAATCCCTTTTACAGTTTTCAGGGTCTTGATCAAAGATTCAACATTGTAAAAGGACATACCCACTAACTTGACAACCATGCTTGCCTCGCAGGAGCTGCATGAAACTTGTGACCATCAGGCACAAGTGTACTGTATTCTCCTAGGTGTGTTATAAGACTTGGTGTGTGTACCAAAATATCATAACCTAAACGACGCAAAGACTCACCTAACGCAAAATCTTTCAATTTATCATTGGCAAGTTTCTCAAACAATTTGATGTTGTTACCAAGTTTGCGTATAGCATGTTTGGGCATGGCACAACATAACGCTCCACAAAGACCAGCAGCAATTCGGTCATAACGAGGATGTATCCAGCCCATAGGTGGATCAGGGCAATTTGGTTCAGGTCCATTCGGTATTGAGCAGTATGGGCTTACCATCCCTATATGTTTATCATCACCAACGTGTTCGATGATTTCTAGTAACTTTGTGAATGCCCAATCTTCCCACTTGATGTCATCTTCACAAAACACAACCCAATCATGATTCTCGTAATATGCGTGAATCAAAGATTGTAGGAAGTTGGCGCAACAGCCGAACTTCTTACTATTCTTAATAACTTGTATATTGGGATGTGTAATGTCGGGGGAACCTGGCTCGGCAAAAATCACTTTACCAATGTCTTTTGGATAAGTTGCCAATGAATCATTTATGTACGAAACTGTACGCGGTGCAAGGCAAATGCTGAAAAACATATTTGTCTCCTAGAGCTAGCGGTGAGACTCGAACTCACGACCTCTCGCTTACAAGGCGAAGGCTCTACCAACTGAGCTACGCTAGCAAATCAAAGCAAGGGTATCCAAATGGATACCCTTGCTAGTTTCGGTCAGTGATTCACTTCTAGTGATTTCTAATCAGCGACCCGATGCGTCACCTGCTGCTTCCGTTACCTTCTCAACGGGATTATTGAACTTATTGATCTCAAGACCAATAGCAGCCCAATCTTCCGGTGGTGTAATATCAACACCGCATTCAAACGCCTTTGCACCGTGCCACGATTGACGTTTCTTCTCATTCTTGATGAGAACAGACTTGAAGGTACAAGCACCACTACCACCATTCTGGGGAAGGTAAGTATTGATGTTTGGCGCTTCGTTACGTCCGGTGGCGTTACCGAAGAAGAACGTAGCCAGTGTCAAAGAATCAGGCAACCAAAGCAAGTATTCAGGACCATAGCCACAACCTGCGTTGGGGGCTTGGGCACGTGTCTTGATTTGTTTGAAAAGATCAGAATCGGGGTTGTAAACACTCAAGAGTTCAGGGCTGAATTGCATGGCTTTTGGACGCCAGCCAAGCAACAAACAGTTGAACTCGTCACCAATGTCCTCATTGACTTTGTTACGAATCAAAGCAAAATGGCCCATAGGGAACTTGCCTTCCTTTACAGGATCAGACATGCTACCCATGATCTGAATACGCGGCAAATAGTCGCCGACAGAACTCACTTCTGTCATTGCCTTTTGTGTCGAGTATTTGGATTGGCCCAAAAGTTCAGCAGGAATCAAAGCAGTACTCATGAAATTTCCTAAATTGAAAGTAAAAAGTTAGCTCCTGTTATTAGTTATTTTAACAAAAAGAAATCAAGGTCCAACACAATGTCAGACCTTGATTTCCCCGACGAGAGTGATTAGTTAACGGCTGCCTTGATAGCAGCGGCTTCTTTCTTCGCATCACGCTCAGCCTTAGCACGTGCCTTTTCTTCTTCCTTCTTCTTCTTGCGTGCTTCAAAGGCTTCTTCTTGAGCCTTGGCTGATTTCGGATCAATCTTCAATGCCCAGGACAGAGCCAGCTTCCAAGCGTCAGTGACGTTATTCACGCCAAGTTCAGCCAGGAGGGCGGGACCAACTGTGGGCGAATCAATTTCTTCCTTGATATCCTTCATCTTCTGAGCATGAGGAGTCAAGACAAAGCCAGCACCATTGGGATCACGTCCCTGTGCCTTGGCTTCACGCAGTTCCTTGACACGGGCAGAAACAGCCGGGCCAAACACGGTCGGTTGATCAGTCAACGCACGATCAACAAAATCATCTTGTTCCTCAGCAGGCAACTTAGCCAACGCATAGGCATTGACAAGCGACATATCGTTGGAATTGACCAACTTCATGGCACGCTCGTTGAGCTTTTGCAGGGACAGACGTTGCTGGATGAAGGTGTCGGAAACAGCCAAACGCTTGGCAAGATCATGTTCCGTCATCAAAGGATTGCCAGCAAGGATACGGACAAGATGTTCCGTATATTGCTGAGGCGTCGTCTGGACGCGGTGCAGATTAGAAATCAATTGAGCGTCGAGAATGTCCGCTTCGTCCATAGACTTGACGACAGCAGGAATCCACTCAAGGCCAGCGTCCTTAGAAGCTGTCCAACGCTGCAAACCGTCGATGAGGCCATAAGCCGGTTCGCCAGTTTCAGGGTCTTTGATTTCACGCACTTGAATAGGTGTATACACACCCTTTTCAGCAACACTTTCAGCCAAACTCATGTAGTCTGGCTTCTGGCGATTCACGCCACGTAGGGCCACTTTTGATTCACGAATCGAATCGACTCGGATTTCCAACTGACCACCTTCGGTGAACCGCTTCAGTGTACTCGACATAGGTAAACAGACTCCCGTAACTAAATAACTTGATTCATAATCAAGCCTTGCTACGTGCAGGGCAGTTGATTCCCGAATCATAGTCAATTCCACAAATCAAATATCGCTATTCAATAGAAAGCAAGTGGGGACAAATGGGAAAGGCAAATTTTCGTTATCGTGTTAAGCGAATTTTTAGCTAACAAACTACATTCCTTTCCTTACTGCAATACTCACGAACTAACTTTCGGTTCGCAAGTATTGCAGTAAGGAAAGGAATGTAGTTTGTAAGTCGCTTAACATTGTGGCGAAAATTCGCCTATTAGTGGTGGCGGTTGTTTGTTTGTTACTTAGATTTGATTTGTGGAACTGTTCCACTAATCAATGCTTTGATTAGGAATCAATTGATTAGAAATCATTAGGAGCATTTGGTGACACGTACAGAAGCAATCAAAGCGTTTCTCACACAGTGTACGTTACCTGACCTGGCATTGATGTATAATCATGACATGGAATGTCAGGTAAATGTAGCACAGGATTCAGGCGAACGTATCGAGGGTGAGTACAAAGGTAAACAGTGGCATGGATTCACGGATGGTATTCAGACTTGGAAATCATTCCGTATCCCGTATAACGCGAACAGTGACGCAAAATACGAGGATAAAAAGATGGGTTTTGATCTTTCCCTACATGCGGACGGTATTGGCATGACAGGTTGGGATTGGGTCAAGCGTCAAAGCAAATGGGTAGCATTTGATTATGACGCAATCACAGGTCACTCGTCACGACATAATGCAAAGCTAAGCATTATGGAACTTGACAAAGTCAAAGAAGCAGCAATCGAGATTCCTTGGGTAACTGTACGCAAATCAACATCAGGCAAGGGCTTACACTTGTACGTGATGCTTGATGGCATACCTACAGAAACACATACGGAACATTCTGCACTTGCACGTGCCATTCTTGGCATCATGGCTGCTCAGACTGGGTTTGATTTCAAATCAAAGGTCGATATTTGCGGTGGTAACATGTGGGTGTGGCATCGTAAGATGCGTAACACTGATGGCTTGCAATTAATCAAACAAGGCACTTTGTTAACTGACGTTCCTAACAACTGGCGTGACCATATCCAAGTTGTATCAGGCAAGCGACAGCGTGCAGTTCCAGGTTTCGTCACATCTGACGATGACAAGTTTGAAGAATTGACAGGCCAGCGTCCAAGAATCCCGCTCGATGACGAACACAAGCGTTTGATAAAATATCTTGAAGAAAATGCTTGTATGTTTTGGTGGGACCAAGACCATCACATGCTTGTTGCTCACACGTATGATCTTAAACTCGCTTACGCTGCATTGAGCTACAAAGGTGTGTTTGATACAATATCAACGGGTAAAGAGAAGGGACAAGATCACAATTGCTTTCTTTTTCCTCTGCGTAAGGGTGCTTGGAGCGTACGTAGGTATTCACGCGGCGTCCAAGAGTCAAATACTTGGACCCAGGACGGTGCTGGCTTTACACGTTGTTACTTAAACAGGGAACCTGATTTTGAAACATCGTGCCGTACATACAAAGGTGTAGAGCATCCAACTGGCGGTTATGTGTTTACTGATGTAGAATCAGCACAGCAAGCAGCCATTACAATGGGTGCTGCATTTAATGTACCTAATGCCTTCTCACGCAATCGTGAAGTCAAACTCAAACGTAACAAAGAACAAAAACTTGTCATTGAAATGGATTACAGTCCACATGACAAGAAAGAAGATTTGGAAGGCTGGCTTAATGAAAAGAACAAACGCTGGATACGTGTTTACAACATCAACAATGAACGCCAAACAGAAGTTGATGTTGACAACTTCGATGATATTGTTCGCCATATCATATCTAAAGATGGCTCTGATCTTGGTTGGGTTATTAAGTCTGATTCTGGTTGGTCTGAAGAACCACTAGCACACGTTGTCAATGGCCTCGCGTATCAGGGATTAAAGCCAGGAGACTCTAAAAATGTTATTGGAAGTAGTATTTTCAAACCCTGGATTCTGGTCAATTTCCCTTTTCAGCCTGAGTATCCTGGTGATCGTCAGTGGAATAGGTATGGCGCACAGTTGAAATACTCACCTGCTTTTGACAAGGATGACCTGTCTTATCCTACATGGAATAAGATTATGAATCATATTGGCAAGAGTTTGGATCAAGCCGTGTTAGATGATCCTTGGTGCAAGGTTAATGGATTAAAGAAAGGTGCAGATTATATCAAATGCTGGATCGCATCATTGCTGCAATGTCCAGAACAGCCGCTGCCTTATTTGTTCTTATATGGGCCGCAAGGCTCAGGCAAGAGCATTTTACACAGAGCAATTTCCATGCTTCTGACCGCAGGAGCGAAAAGAGCGGACGCTGCACTGGTGTCAACGTCGGGTTTCAACGCAGAACTCGAAGATGCTGTCCTGGCAATCGTCGAGGAAACTGATCTTAACAAAAATAAGCAAGCATACAATAAGATCAAAGATTGGGTCACGTCAGATCAAATCTTGATTCATCGTAAGATGATGACACCATACATGGCACACAATATGACACATTGGATTCAATGTTCCAATGAACGATCATCATGTCCCACGTTTCCTGGTGACACTCGTGTTGTATTCATTTACGTGTCTGAACTTGAGGAGTCAATTCCACAACGTATCATGACAACCTTGCTTGACAAAGAGGCTCCTGATTTTCTTGCTGCTGTTTTGCAGTTGGAACTGCCTGAGCCTAATGATCGTTTGAATATTCCTGTTTTGATGACAGATCAGAAGAAGGAAGCAATGGCCAATAATGAAACACTATTGGAAACTTTCATCCGTGAAAACTGTTATGAAATTCCTGGTGTTATGACGCCTATTGCTGATTTTCACACGGCATTTATATCTTGGCTTGAGCCTTCTGATCGCTTGGATTGGTCTAAGCAGAAAACAAGCAAGAATATGCCTGATAGATTTCCTAAGGGCAGGAATCCAACAAACGCATCACATTGTTATGGGAACATATCACTTAACCCTGATATCAAACCCACTGATCCCCTTGTGTTAGTCAATGGTAAGTTGTATAACCAATCAAAAATTGAAAGGACGTTAAATGGATGATTATCTGCCTTTGAAAGACAGTGGCAAACGCAAGGAATTTGATACTGGTGCTGTGCGTGACACAAGTGAAGGCAAAGGACGTTTTGATCTTTTACCAACACATGCTTTGAAACGTGTCGCACAGACAATGGAGAAAGGTTGTGCAAAGTATAGTGCCAGGAATTGGGAAAAAGGTATTCCACTTGGCCGGTTCATGGATTCTGCGTTACGTCACCTTACACAGTATCTTGGTGGCGACCGTGATGAAGATCACATGGCACAGGCTGCATGGAACGTGCTTTGTTTCATTGAAACTGAATATAGAATCAAACAAGGTCGATTGCCTCAAGAGCTTGATGACATGCCAAGTATTGTAAATACTTTTGTACGAGACACAAATCAGGAAACTGAAACTGTTTTCGAGGAACCTTTCGTTCTAAAGAATGATGTAATTACATTTCCTGTCCCTCGACGTGAATCTACTGATGAATGGGATTTATAATGAGCCAAGAACTCTTAGGTATACTTTTAGGTATGAATGATGACCATGCGGAAGCACGTGAGGTATACCAGCGTGCTCCGTTTGGTTGGCCAGGTGGTAAGTCAGAATCAATTAAACACATTCTACCACAGTTACCTTATCGTGACGTGTGGTGTGAAGCATTTGGTGGCTCAGGTATTGTTACGTTGAATAGACGTAAATCCAGAGTACTTGATGTTTACAACGACAGATACGGTGGATTAGTAACCTTCTACCGTTGTCTACGGAATCCAGAACTCCGTAACAAACTCATTGAACTCATTCAATTAACTCCACATGCACGTGAGGAGTTTGTTTGGGCAAAAGAAACATGGGAAAATTGCGAAGATGATCTTGAGCGAGCGTACCGTTGGTATGTTATGATTCAACAATCATTTAGCGGATTAGGTCGTAACTTTGCACGTTCTACAAACAGCAAAGCACCAATCAAAATCCAGAGTGCAATTCCATACTTCAATGCTATTGGTTCCCGCTTTGGTGAAGTCCAAGTAGAGAATCTTGATTGGAAACAATGTTTGCAGGATTACGACAGTCCTGAAACTGTTTTCTATCTTGACCCGCCCTACTACCAATCTGATGTTGGAATCTACAAACACAAATTCAACAGGCATGAACACCATGTTGAACTACTTGAAAGTATTTTTAAGTGTCAGGGATTTGTGGCACTGTCAGGTTACGCCAATGATTTGTATGACAGTTACAAGTGGTCTGACAGGATTACTTGGGAAGTGTCAGTAACAATGAAGGCATCAGCCTTTGTGCCTGAAAATCATCAAGTACAGACCAATCACAATATCAACAAGAAACGAGCAATGGAGGTTCTATGGATAAAGAAGTAGTCTATTACATTGATTACAACAATGTAATAGTAAAAGGTGTAAGAATCTGCACAGACAAAAACAAAAACCATTGTGTTATTGCAGATGGTATTTTGTCACTGAGAACTGACGTGTTTGATTCTTTAGACAAAGCCAAGATAGCTTTGTTAAAGAAAATTGGTGACCAGATTATTTCACTTACCAAACAAGCACAGTCATGCTACACTTTGCAGGAGGTAACATGATCCATCTGAATGGACACATCATGTGTGCAATTGATACAGAAACATCAGGCACACAACCCTACCACCATGATATTATGCAGATTGCTTGTATTCCTTTGGATTACAACTACGCACCAAACAAGCGTTACATGCCTTTCGAAATGAACATGGCTCCATCGCGTCCTGAGAATGTTGATATGGATGCGTTGACTGTAAACAAAACAAAGTATGCAAAAATTGTAAACAATTCAATTGCTTCGCACACAGCAGCCGATTTGTTTTACGAATGGTTCCAGAACCTCAGATTGCCCGAAGGCAAGAGACTCATTCCAATAGCCAGTAACTGGTATTTTGATTCTCAATTCATTATTGACTGGCTAGGCTATCACACTTTCAATTTGATTTTTGATGGCCGTCCGCGTGACTTGATGGTTGTTGCTGCATATGTAAATGATATGGCAGCAGATAAGGCGTGTCAAATTCCCTTTCCGCAGTTGACTGTACGCAAGATTGCTAATGCCTTGGGTGTCGAGCATGATCCACACGGATTGCACGACGCAACTGAGGATGCGCTTGTTACAGCAGAATGTTACAAACGAATCCTAAGGATGAATCTAAATGGTTGAACCTGCTTGGGAATACCCTGCTATTGAATTGGAGTACAAACCAGTGACACACAAAACAATAGGCAAAATGCTGCGTTTGGCAAAACAGATTGGTTCTGATTCCAATCCATGTTTCTCGCGTAAGGTAGGCTGTGTTATTGTTGATCCAAACAACAATGCAATCCGGGCTACAGGCTACAATGGACCTCCGCCAGGTACGCCGCATTGTGATACTCACACATTCTTGCGTGAGTATTTCTGGCGTCAGTTGACACACGCTGAGAAACAGAAAATCAGTTTTGAGCTGTATGGTGATTCCAATTACACTTGTGAACTGACTCTGTTGGAAGATTTCCTGAAAGAGAAAGCAGGAAAGAAAGTTTGCCCGCGTCGTTATATTGATGCAGGTAGTGGCGAGCGTACAGAATTGTGTAGTTGCGGTCATGCCGAACGTCATGCAATCACAAACGCAGAATGTTCGGTTCGTGGCTTTCACATGTTTGTCTGGCCGCTGGCTCCTTGTTTGCAATGTGCAGATGCAATCATACAAGCAGGAATCAGTGTCGTACATACCATCGAAGGTGAAGTGTATCACAAACAGGCAGAATGGCTTTTTGAGAAAGCCCGCGTCCGTTTGATAAAACATCCAATGGAGAGATTGCTGTGCGAGAACACATAATGACGTTGTTGAAAAACATGAGTTTGAATGATGTTTGTTTGTCCCTGCATATTTCAATTGACAAAGCAATTGAAATGTTGAATGAGGAACCTAAAGACTATGAAATTATCTAATTTAGCTCTTATGTTTTTGTTTGTTTTTGCTCTTGTGTCTGTTTTCTCAATCTGTATCAAAATTGAAAACCAGGATGCACAGATTGAAAGCCAGCAAATGAGAATCGAACTACTGGAAACTAAAATCAGTAGTTTGGATGATTACCTCAGTCAGCGTGACAAGAAGTTAAATCACTTCACTGACATTGCAGAGGAAGCAATCAGGAATCATGATAAAGCAATAATTGATCTACAAACGAAAAAAGCACAGGTGCAACAAGCACCTGTGCCTACGCAATACCAATACCGTCGAGGATTTATTCGTTAATCAATTTGGCATCTCGATCTTGTAGCGTTTTGGTCCCTGTTTTTCATCAGCGGACCTTAACCTGATTCTGTAACGCCAACTAATGCCTTGCTTAGTGTGCAACCATTGACTTGGTTCAATGACGCCACCATGCTCATGAAAGATATAAGGATCAGTGGCTTTCCAGCTTCCATTGATTATTGTTTCAGAGTTGTGTGTAGCAGGTATTGTCGATGGTTGATGAAAATGGCCGTAGACATAGTAGTCAATGTCTTTCTCTTTACGAGAATAGATGGCTGCTAGTCTGCGGCTTTTTCGTTCCAATCCATAGAACGGAATACCATTCCAAGATTTCACACCATCGCCATGTTCTACAGCGAACAAGTGGTCTCGGATTTCAACCAATGCAGAGAATGATTTTGGAATCTCAATATGTACATTGCTGATCTGTCGCGTGTACGAATATGCTGTTTGTGCGTACTCATGAATCAAAAGTTCGATTTGCATACGAACTGGTGTATGCCTGTCGAACCAAAAGTAATGATAATTTTCAGTTTCTTGATGTGAGGCCCAGTTCTTTGTTTTAACCATGTATTTAACACGAATGGGTTTGTCAAGTGGATAAACTCTTTTGAATTCAGCCAGCGTTAGCCAAAACCTTGGGCAGAGCATTTATTTCCTCTGGTGGCCTTTTTCTTTCATGATTTCATCGTAATACTTACCGTCAACTTTCACACGTAGAAGCAAGCGACCATAAACATCACGCAAAGGTTTTTGAGGTTCTACAGTAACCTTGCCTGTTGTAAGTATTTTAACAGCATCTTCGTAGGCCAGCTTCCCTTTCACTAGTTCATCGTCAGTGACTCGTACTGATTGTCGTCGTCTTGATTTTTCCCAAGCATCGAATTCAACAACACGCACATCCTGTGCAATGAGTACAATATCAAAGCCGACAACAATATTGCAAACAAAGGTATCGCCATCTTTGACCTCCAATACTTTAGCTTCGTACTCAGTCGCTTTCAAGCAAGATTGGTTTCCCAAGACAACTGAAACGAGAAACATCGCCAGGAGTTGTAATAGCCGGTTCTTTGTCATGTTTGTACCCTTGTGCCATAAATGCGCGTGTAACAAGTTCTGAACAGTGCCACTTCTTTGGATCTGTATCAAGTGACTTGCCCATGTGTGTTCTGATGAATCGAATTAAACGAGACATACCAACGACAAATTGATATTTGTTTGCGTACTCTGCTCCCCAGTTTTGGATACAAAAATCCATTACGTTGTAACCATCAATGCCCTCTGTGTGTTGCCACCACATTTTGCCACCGCGTGGCCAATAACTCCGTTTCAATGTTTCTTCTAATGGAACGATTCCAACGTCCCTACCTTCCATTGCCTCAAACATGCAAAGATGTTTCTTGCGTCCATTTAGATGGACCCAAACAGCAATTCCAACATGGCTGATTTTTTCACGTGTGATCAATTGGATTCCACGTGAAATAAGCCAGGTCCCCTGACACGTTAAAACATCACCCGTCTTGATCCACGGGAGGGCTTCGCTGAACTTCATTCACAACCTCCTTCGTCCATCTTGGTGGATCGTCAGGACAGGATTCAGTAGGCATTGCTAATTTATTGAATATTGATTGTGCTCCACGCACACCACAACCACACTTCCTGCATTTCTTGGCATTGGCTGAGAAGTGTGGACAGGCAAGACAAATCTGTAATCGTTCTTCAACTTTTTCTCTAGGCAAGAATCCCTGATCTGACGAATAAAAACGCCATAACGCACGAACAAACGATCTCAATTCGCTCACTGATGGTAGGGACATTAATTCAACCTGATCTTTCTGACCTTTATTGAACATGCATTTTTAACACACCGAACAGGTGTTTGTGTTAAATTATCAAGTTCAATATGAAACTTAGTTCCTGGTTGCTTGACTTGTAACAATACCGTTCTGCTCACTGATACAGTATTCCCAGGTTGGCAAATAACAGCCTCGTGACCTGGGATTGGTGCAACATCAACGATGTTGATTTTTACGTGCATGGTTGAAGTCCTTGTACTGACTTGACTTTAATGTGTCGTTTGTGAAACCTGAATGTTTCCACAATCTCATGGAGGTATTCTTCCCATTGTGCTGCGATTGTACTGATTGTAAAATCATTCCAAGCATAGTGACGCATCTTGCTTACAATGGGTAGAAACTCTTGAGAATCTGCTTTGATTATTGCATCAGCCAAATCCTGTCCTGTTGGTCGTTTATCAACAATCATTGCGGGCTGTCCATATTTTTCAATGATTTCTTGCATACATGTAAAATCAGAAACCACTACTGGTGTACCAGCAAGCCAGGATTCAAGCATAGTTAGTGGCAGACCTTCAAAGTCACTAGGCAAACAGTACACGTCAGCAGCAGCCAAAACATCACCCACGTGTGCTTGCATAGGTGCAAACATGACACGACCTGGTGCGTAACGTGCAGCGGCTTCATGTAACTGATGTGTGTATTCTGGTGTACCGTTACCACAAAACAGCAATACCCATTCAGGAGGTAATTTACTTATTGCCTGAATCATGGCTTCTGGATTTTTCTCTTGGACATATCGTCCTAAGAAAGTCACAATCTTTTTATCACTTGGGATGCCCCAAAGCAATCGTGTCCTATCACGACCATATCGCGGTGTCACACGTGCAGGGTCAACAGCGTTGTAAATGACACGAACATCATTAACTGATGGTGGAAACACAGAAGCAGCGGCCTTGGAACAGGCCACTGAACCATGTACATAATCCACATTTGATTCAACACACATTTTAGCGTGTTTGTCCTCATTTTGTGCAAAATCAATAATGGGTTTTGTTCCACACAAATGGCTTGCCCACGATTTGATATTTGGCATACACCAACTGATCACAACATCTGCATCTTTGATTGCAGCCATATCGCAATCTAATTGGTTCTCATGATATTTAATCTCTTTGATTCTTGAATGCACATTCTTGACTTGGTGGATAGATACACGATTATTGATTTTATTCATGTTCCAATTAGCTAATAAAATCGGATCACGTACACTGACACCTACCCAGTCAATATTGTAAGTGTTATTCATCAAAGAAACCATGAAACCATCAGCACCACCTACACCCAAACAAGGACAAACAAACGCTGCACGCAACATTATAAAGGCTCCTAACCGCTTGGCAACAAACTCTCACCGTACTCAGCAATCGACACTTGATTGCCATCATCTTCACAGTCATCTTGACATTCAACATCTGTACCAATAGGTTCTAGTGTCAAGCCAGTACCATTTGTACAAATGCCATGTTCAAAAGTCAAAGACACAAGTGAACCATAGAAATCATACCATGAAACAGTTCCATTACGTCCTGGTGCTGTCCATGCCATTTCGTAACAACCACCGACATAATCCATTTTACTCACATACATGTGATGACCAGCACTATTCACATCGTTGTAAAGACCTGGTGGATTTTCAGGTAAAGCCATCTTTTGTGTGAACGTACCACTTGTAGCACCAATCCAGAATTCATTATTGTCTGGTGTGTGTAATTTCAACCAAGATCGTGTTTGATTTCCTGTACCTACAGCAATTGATTTTTCAAAATTGGTACAACCACAACTTCCATCTTCCTCAAGAGTGATATCATATGTCACTTCATACAAGCCAGGATCATCAATCTGGATAACATCACCAAGAACAAAGATTGCAGTTTTCTCTGTTACAGTTTCACCATTGTGTACGTGTACATGGGACAAAGGTAACTTGTGATTGCCACCAATAAAGTATCGTGTATCAATTTTCAAGTAAGCATCAACCAAAGACAAGTCACGCCAGTATTGATGCCCAACCATTAGCCACTCATCTTTTGAGTTACCACGTGCACAAATTACTGGGTCGCTGCCTCTGAAAATAAGTGAACTGGATTGATTCAATACCTTAGCATTGATAACCCTGCCACTTTGCAACAGTACTTTGTAAAATCGTGGGGAGTCTGCAATTGTTGTAATTTCAAATAAGACAACACCAACGAATGCCTCCCGTTCTGGTAGAACGGGAGGCAATTCTGGATCAATTTTAGGATTGAAAGAACCAATAGGTTCTAAAGGTGTTTGGCTGATTTGTGTATAATCAGCACCTGTCCCACCTTCCTCAAAATTGGCTGTTGGGCTGCCTGGAGGTTGATCGTTAATATCACTAGGATATGGATCACCCCAATCTAATGGTCTAGCCATGTTTAACAACCCTCAATAGTAGCTGATATTGTTGAACCAACACCATCACCGCCAGCAAATCCAAGTTCAATCTCTAGTACAGTTGGAAATTCTTTACTAGCATCAACATTAGCAGGCCATGCAAAAACGTAAGGTGTCTTTTCACCTGCACGTACCGGAGTCCATGCAGAGATAGAAATTGATTTTGCGTTACTGTCGTATGTTGCTTTCTCGATCAAACAAGTAACATCAGTGTCAGCAAGCAAAGCAGTCGATAGACTCAAGTTAAAATCATCAAGAGTTTCAAGTTGCATCTTGTGTAGGAATGTATTGAACTCAATACGTTTCCAAGTATTGGCATAACGGATTAGCCAGAACGTAGCAGATTTGATAACAAGTTCTTGTATGTTGTAAATGTAGAAATCAAATTCTTTCTTTTGCAATCCGTATTTCTTGACATTGTGACGCAAGATTATACTGTTTTGTTGTTTGCCATTCTCAAGAGGTAAGTAGTTTGGTTTCCATTTAGCGTCTAAGCGAGTAACCAAATCCTCGGTTTCTGTGAGATTGATTTTGAAACTGTTGTATTCAATATCTTCTTCTGCAATCGTGATTGAAGGCGTAGGTTCTTCTGACAAGTATTTGATGTAGAAAACACCGTTTGACTCAATCAAGGCACAGCGTGCTTGCCAAGCAATGTTGTTCAATTCCTCAAATACATTTTTGCGATCAAGCAAAGCAAAATTAGCAGGATACAATTCTTCATTGCTTCCGTTGCGAAACTTAGCCTTAGTTGCATTGAATGATGTAGAATCAACTGTGCGGTCTGTATATTCTTCAATAAGCCATTGTAAAATTTCAACGACGTTAGGTCCAACAGACGACTCAAGAGTAACGTACAGTTCATCTTCCCAACCACCATTTAGATTTTTAAGTGGTGTATGAATACGAATCGAGGTCACTGAAAGCGGCCCCATTGATTCTGATTCATTTTTAGTGTAGTAAGATGTTGGTACAGTAGCCAAGAATCTTTGATCTTTTACAGTACGATAAGCAGCAACAGCTTTGATCGTTGAAGGCAGAATGTTAGCGACATAGATTTCGCAATTACGTTCACCGTATTCAACAACAGCAGAACCAACCTCAGCACGCCAAGTAATAGATTGTGGAACTTCCTCAGCAACAATTGTATTTTGATCGAACCAATACTTCAAAGGAATTTCAGATGCTTCAACAATCTTCAAAATATCATCAGCAACAACAGTGAATGTTTGCTTAGCACGTTCTTGAACATTGTCAGGCAAGAAAACAAGATCATTTGATAATTCATCATCGTCCAAAAGACATTGCAGTTTTGTAATTGTTCTAAATTCTTCGCTATCCAACAGAGCAACACTGACTGGTCCAAGTAGATTCAAAACCTCAGGTGTGATTGCGTTACACATATTGTACGCATCCTGAGGTCGCAAGCCACTTGCTAACAAGTCAACGGCCACTGGCCCGAATGGTGTATTAAAAACAGGAAAATCATTTCCACCATCGTGGTGAATCATACCACCACTACCACCAGCCATATCACCCTGATTGGACGTTGCCCATTGTACGAGTTGGAATGTCAAGCGATCATCAACCTGGCTTGTGATTTTAATTACATGTTTTTCACCAGTTCGTGTTTCAATCAAGCAGTAGCAATTGTTTAAGTCTTTCGTAGCGTCTGCAATTGTGAAGTTATTCAATGCGACAGTAGAATCACCGCAAGTATCAGAGGCAGCACCAACAACATCAATGTCAGAGTATTTGGCTAATGGTCCACCAAGGATTGTCATCAGATCGCCAACGAACTTGACACGGTAACGGACGCCTTTGATTAAAACATCCATTGCTTGGTTCTGCGGAAACTTAGAACCATTGGCAACCATTACACTTGATCTTTGACATTCAACAGCATTGCATTGTTCAGTCAACAGTTTCTGGTACGCTGCTTCAATGGCTTTCATGTTATTGAAAGCCTCGATCTCTTTATCAAAAGCCTCGTGTTTCAATTTAGCTTCAACTTCGGCTAACTGTGTGTTGTACTCTAGTTTGTCTTTCAACAAACGCATTGTGTTGAGCGTACCAGACAGAATAATAACATCACGTTGTAACCTTGGAATGTCGATGATTTTAAGAATGTCACGTTCAGCACCCGCAGGCATTAAGTCAAACTTCTTTTTAATCGCGTCGATAGCTTTCAAAGCCAGTGTTAATAAGACCATCAAACGATCTTCTAACTTGATAACATCGACATAATCTTCCAAAATTTCACGAACAGGTGGTGCAATTTCTTCTGTTGATGCAACAACTGATGCAAAGTACTGTCTGATCATATCTTCGGCCTGGTACGCTTGCTTCAAACGCTCCAGTTTGTTGTCTGCCAAAATATCAGATTCACAAACTTCCTGTTGTAACGTACCTGTTGTAGCTTGGCGTATCTTGGCGGCTGGGACATGAATAACATTTCCAAAGCAAAGCGGCCAAGGTTTTCCTACGGCGTCCTCTGATACGAAATCAAATTGGCCTTCTTCTGGTGAGAAGCCAACTTCCTTATTCTCGATTTCAGTCAATATCGAGAATGTAACTGTTCTTGCACCTTCGTCCCAAATGAATGGTGTTGAAAGCTGTCCTTCAAAAACAGTGAACTTGTCTACAAGCGATAAGTCACCAAAGTATTGATACAAAGTACATTTGCGTTTGTGTACGTCATTAGTATCAAAAATAGCTTTGATTACACTGTCACTGTCGTCAAGTGTTACAGAAATTTCTGCTGTGCTGTTACTCTGTTGAGCCAGGACACTGTCGATAGAACCTAGCTCAAGGATTCTTGCTTCAATGCCAGCAAGGTCTTTGTCAGAGTAATAAACGGGTGCATCTTTATGTGACCAAGAAACAGCCAGAATTGAAATTGGTTCTGTTCCAAGTTTCTTGGCAATTTCAGTTAAGGCATTTCCTGATAATTGTCTCATTGTTCGATGCCCTCAAATTCAAAATCCAAGAACCCTCGTTCTTCGCTTTCTTGGTCTGTGCCAACAGCATACGTGCTGTGTGACAAATCACGCAACTCTAATGGATTAGTTGTGATGTTGCCAATGATTTCTTTACCATCATAGAGTGTTGTGAGACGCCATTTATCTGCTGAATAACAACGATAGAATTCAAAGAACTCCAATGCCTTCTTTCGTGTCATTTGAACAGCAAATTTATACCGCCTATTTGTATTTTTGTTGACATACGTGTAACGTGTGCCATTCATTGACTTGTGTAAAACAAGATTGTTAGTCAATGATTCTGTGTCTTGCAATTCAGGCGACGGTAGAATGGTTACTGTTTTCACCAATGGCCAGGGAGCTTCAATACGAATCATTGTAAGTCTCCCTCAAAATCAAATTCAACAACCCAGCCACAGTCAACGGGAAGTGTCTTAGTGGCTGCTGCTTGTACGTTTGTTATGATACCGTGCCAAACACGTGTTTCATAATCTGTATAAGCAACCAACTTACCAAGACTCAATCGCATAAAATCAAGAAACTCGTCTTTCAAAGATGTTGACAGACCTTCAAACTGTAATCTAAAAGATTCAGTAATAGGCCAGTTATTATCTCTAACTGATTTCAATGTACCGCCACGTGTGGGACGTAAGACACGTCCCACATGTAGCGAATGTACATTACCTGTCACAGGGGCAGGCAGGCTTACACTGGTTGTCGGTGCAGTCGTAGGGAATTCCAACATCACAAGGCCCGCATGGGCCAGCGACGGAATTGTTTCTGTTGGAGTCGGCATTAACTTGAACTCCTTGGGAAGTAAATACGATCAACACGATAGCCAGTAGGACGATAAGACTCAACCCATCCAACAAACCCTTCGTCTGCGGTAATTGTGTCTGCATGTGTTCTGTTTCCTAAAACAACATAGTTGAACAACTCGGTAGGAATCAACAACTGATCTAGTGTTTGCGATGGGACAGTTGTTGAACAATCGAAGATTTCAGAAGGTTCCAAATAGTCTTTGTAACTTATGGAGTAGACAGTTGAACCAAAAGATTCAGTTACTGTTATTGTTTCATCTAATGTTGCAAACTGTAATCCTTCATAGTTAAAGGATTCAGTGACCTCAATTACCTCTGAGAAGTTAGGTAATTGATATTCAAACAATTCAATTTCAGTCAGTATGTCTGACATTGATAATGTTTGTAGTGTGTAAAAATCAAAAGTCTCAAGGTCATCAATGACTTCAGAATATGAGCCAGATTCCTCTGTTGGTGTATTGTAAACAATGTTTGCTGTTTTTGGACTAATTGTTATTGATACTGGATCAACGTCAATGTTTGTTGATGGCAGAATAGTGTAGTCAACTACAAGGTACACTGATTCAATTGTTGCAATCGAGCCATACAAACCACCTGACCATTGATCTGTTTTAACAGCAATCGCAACACCAAAAGATGATGCTTCAAGTTCAGCTTGTGTGATCGTAGTACCCCACAAGTCACCACCAAAAGATTGATGGTAGTATGGTGGATTTGGATCACCTGCTGTATTGAGTGCTGGCCAGTAGTCAGTAGCCCCACGTGCACGATTTGTTCCAATTGGTGTATTTGCTGTTTTTACAAGTTGAATAACATCATCAAGAACGTATGGGGCATATTCTGTGTTATTAAATGTTGATATTTGACCACAACCACGTACAATAAGCGTAATGCCATTTATTTGTACTGTGTTGCCGCCAAAGTCAGCACCAAAGTTTTTGAATATGACTAATTTTGACGTGTCAAAGTTTGTTGTTAAACGAACAACGGCTGTTGCATCCGGCAAGTTATCTGTTGCCAGATTATTTGATATCAACCAATCATTGATTGATGATCCATTGGCGACATTAACCGCTTGTGACGGATGGATTACAAGCGAAGGCATTTTGTCACTCCAATGTTAGAACTATTCCACTTGAGGCTTCACCGCTCCAACGGATAGTTACGTCATCACCAACAGGTGCACCTGCTCCAGTAAAGAAAGCAAATGGTATGTCGTTTGCTGCTGTCCCATCCACATAGATGTACAGAAGCGCTCCTGCGATATTACGTGTGCCTGCTGCTTGTGAAGTCCAAACAGGATTGTTGGCTACTAACTGTACATTGTCACTGGCGTCAACTTTAGTAAGTGTGACACCAGTGAGTGTTTTACGTGAATAGCCAGCACCGTCAAATTCATCTAAAATTGAATAATCGTCTAAATTGATTATTCCATCATTTTCAGACGGCACTGTTGAATTCAACATGACAAGAAGCACACGCCAATCAGCGGTAGCGAGGTCAATCTCAGCCTCGGCTACCGCACGCTTTGCGTCATTCAAGACATGTGACATTCTTAGAATCCAATACTGTAGGACACCTTCAAGTCATCACCAGAGGCAAGTGTGATTGGCGATGTAAAAGCACCTTCACTCCAAAGAACAGCACTTGTACCTGTGGCAGCACCACAGATAAAGATACCATAAATTGTGCCAGCAGCTGACAACGCAAATGTCGAAACTGTTGTAGTGCCTTTTGTACCACCAGACGAATCCGCATCTGTCCAGGCTTTACGGTTTCCAGTGTAGGAAGTGAATTCACTCCAACCAGTATGACTGGCCAAAGTATCAGCAACCAACAATGTTGGTGTAGGCGTGTTATTGATAAGACCAATGTACCACGTTGTCACCTGCGAAACAGGGGACGCTGCACCGAAGAAAGTATCAAGGATACTATTCTTACCTGCTGTGGTAATTGCATTCTTGCCATGCACACGCTTGATTAGCCTATTTTGACGATAAACATCAGCTACAAACACACCGCGAGGGTCAAGAAAATCAGGGACGCCTGCTTTTCGTGCCACGCTTGCTTGAATACGTTCGTTGAATCGCATTTTGTCCATATTAAATTAACCCTCTGCGTCTTGCTCGTTTGATCTTTTGTGTAAGTAGTCCAACAATGTCAGAACTGACACCTTCATTAGAGCTACCATTTACAGTAATGTCACCAATATTTATTGACGACATTGTGTTTGATGTTTGTGCACCACGTGTCCTATTCATTGCAGAAAGAATCGGTTCAAACAATCGTGTTGACTGTGGATTGATAATCATTTCACCAGGTCGGAAGTTACCCAACATAGTATCAGCACCACGGCCAACACCACCTGTTGCAAAACTTTGCATGATACCACCCATAGCACGATTGGGGTCAGGGAGGTTTGCACCTGCCTTGTTTTGTCCCATTCTGTTTTGGGCGTCAATAACTTCATTGATTGATCTAACAATTTCTTGCATAGCAGCAACAATGCTCTTGCTTGCTTCGACTTGCGTGCGAGCAGAATCAATAGCAGCTTGTGCGGCCAGACGTTGTTCCTCAGGAAGCGAAGCAACAATAGCTTTCACAGCACCCAACAGTTGAGCGTCTAGTGCAATGATTTCTTGTTCTTTCTTCTTGAGTTCATCAGTCAATGCAATTTGTTGTTGTAGATCAAACAATTTTTCTTGGATTGTTTTTTCACCGTCTTTGTTGTTGAGTACTGGATTACCTGCACGGTCAACGGGCAAGTAATTAGCGTTCAAACCTGTTTTTTCAGGTTGCAATCTTAAAGTCAAATCACGTTGTAAAATCAATATTTGACGATATGTTTCTTGTGCTTCACGCAATTTCTGATCAGCAAGTTCATTGTTTCCACCTTTACGTGCTTCTGTTGATTCACGTTCAAGTGCACGGAGTTCAATGATTTTCTTTTTGATTTCATCAATTCGTTCACCACCAGCACGCTGCACAGCACTATCTTTTGATTGGGGCAAAGCAGCTAAAAGTTGTTCAATCATTGCTATTGTTGCAGCAGACTCGTCTAAGAATTTCTTTTGATTTCCAGCACCCTCAGCAAGCAAGTTATCACGTGCCTTTTGTGCCGTCTCTAATTGTTGTTCAAGTTCATTCTGCATTTTTTGCGCTTGATCAAGTTTGTCTTTATTGATTTCGCGTTCAATTTCAAGTTCAATAGCCTTGCGTTGTTGTGCAAGTTGCGTGACCATTTCAAGATATGACGCAGGATCAACACCAGCATTTTGTGCTGCGTTGAGTGCTTCTTCTGCCTGAACATCAAAGCGAGTCAACATGTCTGTTGGTTTCTCACCTTCACGTTCTTTGAACTTTGTCACATCTTCAATTTCACGTTTGAAGATTTCGGCAGCTTCCTGTCGTTTCTTCAAATCGGCTTCTTGCTTTTGCAACGCTGCTTCTTGTCGTTTCTGAAAATCTTCAAGTTGTTTTTGTCGCTTATCTTGCTCAGCTGTGATTTCTTGCTCAATGACTTTACGTGCATTTGTTGCACGATTGATCTGTTCTTCTCTTTCAAGAATACCAGCATCACGTTCATCGAGGGCAGCAATCTCTGCACGAATCTCAGCTTGCTTCTTTTGGAACGTAGCACGTTCTGATCTTGTAACTTTCTTATCTTCTTGTAAACGCATGTATGCGATTTCAAGATTGATAAGTTTCTTTTGTAATGCTTCTTGCTCACGCAATCTTGCATTTTCATCACGATCAAGAGGTTTGTTATTTCGTAGTTTGTCAACACGATCAAGAGCCTGTTGCTCAAGTTGTTCAGCACGTTTTGTGAATTTTTCAGAATCTTCTAACCTATCATCGAGCAAAGCCTGTTCAGCTTGGCGTCGTTTCATTAACGCTTCATTGTGAATAAGTAGAATCTTTTCTTCTTCTGTTGCAGCAGCCTCAACACGAGCGTCAAGGTTATTGGCATCCTTACGTTCAGCATTTGTCAAAAGCAAGTCTTTTGATTTTTCAATGCTGCGTGTAAGTTCTTGAATATTCTTTTCAGTGTCTTTGATTACTTCGTTGATGTTATTAGTTGCTGGCTTTACAACGTCATCAAGAGACTCGGCTACTTGCTTAAATGTTTGTTCAAGGTCAGTTGCCAACTCTGTGTTTTGCTGACGCAAAATAGCCATTACACCACGAACAAGTTTCAACTCAGAATTCATTGCACTGTTAAATGCGTCAGACCGCTTTCGTAGACCTGCAATAAAATCATCAACCATTGCAGTTGTTGTCTTATCGCTGGCCTCACGTGCCTTGTCTGCTGCATCTTGTACTGCTTGGGCAAATCGTTCTGCTTGTTGTGAAGCGTAAATGTAGCCTTCGACTGCCAAAGCAATCAAGACACCAGATACATTACCCATTACAGCATTGAACGATATACCTGCTGCTTTGCAAACGTCAACTGCTTGTTTGTACGCATTGAGTTTTACTGTCGCTGTAACAGTTGCACGCGATGCTGCAATTGTACGCAATTCTTGTACAAGCAAAACAGCATTTGCACCAATCGCAGCTAAACGGTAAACACCGTATGCTCTTGCACCTGCGTACACAACATCGACAAGTGTTGCAACTACATTTTTAAGACCACCAAAACGCTCAGAGACAAGGATAATATCCTTGAGGATTTTTTGACCGTAATCCACCACAAACAAGTTTTTGATTTTATTCAACTCGACACGGGCTTTTTGTCCAATGTTTTCGTTGATAAGATCAAAGGCTTTGTTTGCTTCGCCTGCGGCATTTTTCATTTCACCTAATGCCATATTCATACGGTCAGCGTTCAAAACACTGAAACCGCTAATGGCACGGACACGTTGCATGATCTCGCCAATTTCTGCGAGTTCATCACCACCGCTCTTTGCAACTTTCTCCAACATCAAAAGAACATTTGTGAAACCAAATGTCTTGATCGCAGCTTCACCTGATGTCACACCCCAATCTGCAAAGATTTCTTTCATCCGTTCTGTAGGACGAATCATACGTTGCAAGACGTTGGTATATAGTGTTTGGGCTACGTTATTCTTCAAACCAGCAATTGTCAAAACAGACAACGCAGCTTGTTGTTCTTCAAAAGTAATACCAAGTTGTTCAGACAAAGTATTGACACGACCTAATGTATCAGCCAATTCAGACAAACGAATACGACCCAAGTCGATTGTTTTGAACAGAATAGCATTAATGTAATTAGCATCATTTGCACTGTAATTGAACGAGTTGATTACTGACGATGTAGCATTGACAGCATCTTCAAATTTTGATACTGTGATCAACGCCAATTTCATTTCATTTGCAAAGAAGCGTGTATTTGTACCACCTTCTACAATTTGATTTGAAATGGCTTCATAGACACCTTCGGCTGTATCCAGAATAGGATTACCCATCTGGTCAGAAAGTTGTCTAAGTGAGTTTGACCAAAACAAAGCACTCTCACCAGTTTTCTGTGACAGTGTTTGAATCTCACCAATCCGACGTTCAAACTCAATAGCCTCTTGTGTGCCTTCACGGAAAGCATTGATTAAACGGTAGATTTGTGAGTAGAACAAAGCAAACTGTGCAATACGCACAATTTGTGAAATGCTCAAAGCAAATTGATTCGCTGCACTGGTAGCTGATCGCATACCACCTGCAAGAATCAAGATTTGTTTTACTGTGTCAGCAATGCCTTGAATACGAGCATCATGTACTTTCTTAGATGCGTCAAGAACAGTGTTCAACACTTTACGTTCATTAGCAATCTGTTGTACAGTCATGTTATTACTGTATGTCAGTAATCGTTGCTGTCCGTTGATCACTAAATTAACATCACGCAAAGCGTCAATAGTGTTTGCACGTTTTTGAATCCGTGCAATTCTGGCACGTTTCTCAACCTCTGCTTCAATTTCTTTTTCTTGACGTAGAATATCAAGATGGGCCATTTTGAGTGCATGAACAGTTTGAAACAAAGCACGTTGATCAGCAATCTGTTGTTGTGCTGCTTTTCGTTTTGCACTCAATATAGTTTGTAATGTACCAAGTTCAATGCGCAGTTCTTCTGTTGACAAATTTTGAGCTAACGTGACCTTGGCTTGATTTGCAAGCAACTGGACACGGTGTAAAATCTTTGCGTGTTCTTCTGCTCGTTTTTGTTCAGCACGAAATTGATCTTCATTAAAGAAACCAGGACCACTGACAACACCAGTATTTGTACCGATGTTTTGTTTGTTGCTCATTAGTTGAATGAGCCTGGCTTCTTCTTCCCTATGTTTTTTCAAAGCATCGGTAGTTGATTCAATTGCCTCTGCTTTAGCTGTCCATTTATTTTTCTCCAACTCCATTGCAACAATCAATTTCTTTGTTGCACTGACTTGGATTTCAATATCAAGTGCTTTTGCTGCACCTGATTTTGCACTAAAATTCTTTCCTTCTGCTTTGCTAACTTTGTCGATTGTTGTGTTATACTTGTTGAGAACATCAACAAGTGAGTTCATGGCAGCTACGCCACGTGACACATTGAAATCGACTGTTTGACTCAGATTCGGCATGTGCTACCTCACGGTGTTCTCTTGCTGGATGATGTAATTGTTGATGTTCGGTATACGATTCATGTGTGAATCAATATAGGCTTGTGCAAGCCTATTGCCTGCTTTGATCGCATACCAAGGTGCACTCGGCACATGTGGGTGTGCTTCAAATTCAAGGAACTCAAAATGTGGGACTTCTGTTGTCCACTTGAATTCATAACTGTACGCACCATATTGATTTCTACGCACTATTAAAAAATTACCCTGACGGCCAAGAGCATAACCTTCTGCTCGGCGGTCAGGGGCATTTTGTTTAGGTGTTACACTGAATGGTATTTCAAGAAACTCAGCAAGAGGCAAAAGAGACGATTTTGCCATACCAGACCAGACAGGAAAATAGCCAGGCCGCGCTTGAGTCAAACAACCACGTACAAATTCACGCATAGACCCATACATGATTGAAGTGATTGCACGCTCCAAATCCTGACGGAATCTACGATCATTGAATCTGATTAGGTTAAGTTTTGATCTAGCGACAAGCATGGCTATCTCCCAGCTAGTTTTATCTTTTCTTCGGTTTCTTCGATTGTGCGGATATTGTCGTACTCAATTAAACAGGTCTGTTGCCACCAATCCAGTTCATCCCATTTATTAGATGTTATGCCTGGAGGCAGCATATTGAACCGTTCACATGCACGAAATGCCACATAATCAAATCGCCGAAAAGGCGGAAGCATCAGACTTACTTGGCCGCTTCCGCCCGTGTACGCAAAAAACGATCACGTGCTTCCTCGTAGCGTTGGTCATTCATCGAGTTCGCATTCAAAACTGCTTGCACGACTTTGTTGATTTCAATTTCAGTGAACCCAGCTTCGCTAAGTTCTTTCTGGTAATTGACCCAGGTTGTTGGATCATCAGTGACAGTTTCCCATACAAGGTCCTCTGTCTCTTTGAGTGATTCAATAACCATGTAAGCAAATCGAATCTCACCGTACTGGCGAAGTGCTGTGAGATATTCCATATCATCAGTGTCTTGCGACTTAACACCACCAGGAGCAACTTTCTCCGGTGGTGTTGGTCGCTTGACAACTTCACTGAATTTGCTCATATCAACAAAACGAGCGTGAAAAACAATATCATTTTCACCATTTTCACCACGAGGAATGACAACGACCTCGGGTGCTGGCTTGCTTGGTACTTTGCCTTTGATACGCATAGTAGAAAAATGCTCCTGCTAAATGTTATAGAGCGGTGCGCAGGATGACAGGTTCTGTCACATTGCACATACCGGACAGGCTGAACGTGCCTGCACGAAGATCAAATTCGACGGATTCATAACGGAATTCATCAAACGTGATCCGTTCATCAAGAACAGTACCGCAGCCAACATCGTTTTCGATTACGATATCAACAGCGTACGGTTCGCAAGGATCATCACCAGTCGTCACCCAAGCAGACGCACCACCAATTTTCTTGATGGCTTCAATGGGTGTGATGGATTCCGAACCATTGGACTTGATAAAGTCCCAACGGCAAGCAATCTTGAGTTCGACAGGCTCTTCATCACCATTTCGCACACCATCCAAAAGACCGCGATCTTTGATGTATTGGCGTGCTTTCTTTTCCGTCCAAGTGACGTTGCCTTCACCGACTTTGATTGTCAGGCTGTTAGGCGTACCAGAACCGTCTTTGATTTTAATCAAGCAGTTCTTGATATCAACTTGAGCAAACGGCGTATACGAACGTCGTAGCATGTTACCTCCAATTAAGTGTCAAAAATCATTCTGTAGTGAGCTTCAACTGATGCTTGATACAATTCAGTGTCAGGTCTTACTTTACCAAAATTGCTAATAACAATAGCCTGTTTCATTTCATCACGAAGTTGTAAACAACCGACGAGCGAACTGTCGTCCGCTACATCGTTTGTTACACCGGGATGCCGATAAACAGGGATATTGGACATTAGCTTGCTTTGGAACCAACCTGTCATTCTCTGAATTGTGTACGCATCTTGTTGTAGATCAACAACAGAAATTACAATGTTGATCTCAACGTCAATCCTAAAACAGTCTCGACTGATCTCTTGAATGTAAGGTCCGTCTAAACGGAACTCAGCCCAAGAGTTCAGGCTTGCTGTATTGCGAGGTTCACCTTCACAAAAAAGGTTAAACGACCCTTTGTTGTCCGCGACGAATTGGGCACAAGATGCCGTAATCCATCGAGCCATGTTTTGATGTATCATATTGTCCCCTCAAATTCCTCAAGAGGTACAATGTATTCGATCATTGTGTACTCGACACTTTGATAGCTTGGTTGATCTTGTGTTTTTCGGATATAAGCATAAATGCCTATCTTGTACCCAAAATCATCAAACATTTCGATATTGTACCTTTGACCTTCGATGACAATATAATCATTCTCTTTGTTTAGAACAAAATCTACTGGCAGATCGGCATAGTCAATGAGGATTTCACGGTCGCCAACTTTGAATAGACCACCGTATGTGAAGTTTTTATTTGCTGCAACGAAACCTAAGTCATACTCAAATTTGGTATTTGTTCTGACTGGTAAGATCACAGCTCTGTTGATTTCAATTTTGGATTTTGATGTTGGAGCGATTGCACCAGTGGTTCTGTTCGGTGTTGACTGAGTGACTCGATAGATAGCAAGTGGCTGGCCTGATTGTCGTTTCATCCGGTATAACATCTGCCGGAATGTACGCATCACACCGCGTTGCTGCCTATTCATTTTTTACTTTCCACCAGTTTTGTAAGAACTAGAATTTCAAGTTGCTGGACTTTCTCATGAAGAGCATCAATTTGTGGTTGTTCTTTTTCACGTTCTTTTAAGATGGCTTGAATTCCAGACAAGGTACTTTGTACCTTTATTGCGAATGGAACAGCACCAACACAAAAGATAATGATAACAAGATCAACCCACGTTTGTAGTGTGTTGTTATCCATCTTGATATAATCCTCAAAAAAAGAGGGAGCCTCCGTAGAGGCTCCCTTCGGATTACTAACCAAGGAGAACAGCACCCAGCAAAGGTTCAACAACCTTCACACCAAAGAGGCTGTCCAAAGTCACTCGGTGACCTTGAGCCAGACCATCATAGGTGATTGTGACACGCATCGACAAACCGTTGTAGGCCGCGATACCCGAACGAGCACCCGCACCAGTCATCGGCAGAGCCAACGGACGGTTAACAAGCGTCAACGCACCACGCTCGAAAGCGTAGTTGTAGTCGCCAGAAGGCCCGTAGCAAACCGCATCATCATCAGCCAGAGCAGTTTCCAGCGGACGATCAAGCACGATTGTCGTACCACTGTTGCGCACCTGAATGATTGTGTATTCAGGATCACGTAGCGTGCCAGTGGCAGTATCACCGCTGTTGAACGCAACCAGCGAACCAACCTTCGGCACACCAGTACCGTCAACAGTGATTTCCTTCGTATAACCAGCAGCATAGCCACTAGCAAAGTTAATCGCACCAGACGCAATCGGTGTCACAACCGCACCACTTGTAGTGGCACGCTTGATAGCCCGTGTCGGCGTCAGGGTTGTGCTGTTTGTCGTGCTACGCAAAGGAGTGCTGTCACCAGCGATGGTGCAGTACTTACCCTTACCGATAGCAGCGGTAATCGCAACGGACGACGCACCAGCCAAACTGTTGGCAGTTGTAGTGGTCGTTGTCGCTGTCGTGTTACCACGCGGGTTCATGGCGTTAATTGCACGGAAGCAATTGAACCCCAATTTCTTACCCAGCGAAGCATTACGCAACGCAGCACCACCGTCACCAACTCGTTCAGCACTGATGAACAAATCAGTCTTGAGCATTTCGGCTTCGCTGTAAGGCGACAACATCAAAATACGATTTCCATCATCAGCCTTGTTCAGGTTCATCGCCAAACCGAGATCGACGAGATAGCCTTGAGCAGTCGAGCTTGTCAGCAAACCGAGGCCACCGGCTGTATAGGCCAAGTGTTGGGTCGCTTGAGCAAGCAAGCATTGATCAAGGAATCGAGCATTGGCCATCATCGCAGGCTGCAAGTACTTGCGAATCAAGTCTTGGAAAGCCTTTGTCTGTTCGCCGTCTTTGATAACGAACGAAACGTGAACCCATTGGTTCAGCTTCACTTCGATATCAGTGGTTGTCGCATCCTGTGTAGTCACGTTGTCGGAATTTGTTTTCCGATACCCAACGAACTCACCAGGCTTATCGGTATGCACGGTTTCACCGTAACTAGCAACGCGGTCGTTGTAGTCACGATTAACCAAAGCACCCATAACCATGTTTTCTTCCAGAATGGCAATGGATTCCATCGCCCACAATTCCGGAATCAACGCATCAATACTGTTGCTATAGACGTTGTAGCTACGACGTAGCATGTGTTACCTCAATTAAATTGCTTCTTGATTTTGTCACGATTCTTCATGTACTGCTCAGTTGTGATTTTTGTTACATCCACAGTGCCAGTACCACCACTTGTGTTGCTTCCACCAACACCGCCAGATGCGTCAGTAGCAAAAAGAGTACCATACAATGTTGGCATATCTTTCATCTTCTTAACGGCTTCACTGATCGGAAGATCAAATTCTGTCGGTTTGCTTTCGGAATCAACAGCACGAATTTTGACGAAGGGTACGTCATTATCCCCTAAGCGTGCATTGCCAGCCAAAAGATCAACGAGCAAGGACGGGTTGACTGCCTTTTCTGCAACAGCGGCATCAATGATGCTGCGTTCAAGAACTGTTTTAGTGTACTTAGTTTTCCAAGTACTCTCAGCCTCTTTGGCTGCTTTCAGTTCATTTGCATACTTATCGGCAAGTTTCTTCTGTTCTTGCTTTGCCAATTCTTCTGCTGTCTTGCCACGGTTTTCCAATTCTTCAATCTTACTGCTGAGTTCAGTCTGCTGTTCCTCAGTGAGTTTTGCCTTTTGTTGCCAATCTTTCAATTCACTGGTCAGCTTTTCAGCTGCTGCCTTTTCACGTTTTACTCGTTCTTGAACGATGCGATCAACATCAGCTTGTGTGAATTTAGCGTCACCTGCGGGAGGCGTAGCTGGCGGGTCTTGCGACTCGCCTTCAAACACACTGTAACTACGTCGATACAAAGAAAACAATTGCGACACCTTCATAAATGAAGTGCTCCTAATTAACCCGGATGAATTTTAACTCCGACCGGTCACGGAGGTATGGCTTGAGATAACTCCAAGCAACTACGCTAGGAATGTTATGTGCCATTGCTTCTAAAACCCAACTTCTGTCATGTCGTGTTCTGGCCATGCCAAAACCGACTTGATCTTGTGTCAAGTTCTGTGCTTCGATTTCAACATCAACACCATCAACCAATGCAAAAGCAATTTCACAACAGGCATTTTTGATGTCTATTGGGATTGTAGTGTCACCGTTTCGAGGGAATTCAAGAACTTGCTCTGCATCATTTTTCTGACCGCTATAATTAAGACGGTCAATCAATCGTGTGGCCTCGTAGAGGGCACGTGTTTTTGCATCATCACTTGCCTCGTCCCAAGGCACATGATTGATTTTTGTTGCAAAGAATGCGTTTGATTCAGCCAAACCGACATAGACATTACTTGGTGTGACATCAACATTACCAGTAGGCAATCTGATTGTAGTGACTGAAATTACCTGATCGGTAAAGTCAGTATCATCAGCACCTACAGCTTCACAGTGGACGTTTAGATCACCAAGTACATTTGTTTCATCGGCTGTGTATTCATATTCATACACACCGAAACCTACGTCGGTTATTGTGCCTGTTCGTAAGGTAAAGGCTAACTGGCCTTGCTTGCGTATGTAAATATCAACAGACAACCCTTCTAAGCCCGTCCTATGATCGTTAACATCGACCATAAGAAATGAACGCTTATGACGGGTGTTTTGCAATACATCAGCCATCGTTCATTTGGCGTGAGCCAATCCTTGTGCCTAGTAGTGTGAGTGTCTTTCTAGTGGCGATTGTCGGATCAATGTATACAAAGCTAACAGCGTCACCAGCCTTAGTCCCATTTGCAACCAGACCATATGCGTCCAATCTTGTAAAAAATGTATCTGACGATTTGCTGCCTTCTGATACATTATTAAAAGCACTGATTTGTGTAGTTAATGTATCTGATGATTTAACACCATCTGATACAACCAATGACACAATCAAGTACTTGTCCAATGTATCAGACGATTTGACTCCGTCAGAGACAGTCTTTGTGAGTGTTAATGTATTTGATTTTGTATCACCGGATTTGCTTCCGTCTGATACGGTCCTTGTAACATTGATTATTGTTGTCAATGTGTCTGATGATTTTACACCTTCTGACATTGTTACTGTGTAAACAGATGGACCGTAAGGCCAAGTGTCACCTGACTTACCACCATCAGAAATAGTTCTGATGATAGTTATTGTATTTGATAAAGTATCAGATGACTTAACACCATCTGATGTTGTGCGTGTGACAGTGATAAGATTACTGTTTGTATCTGATGATTTAACTCCGTCTGATACTGTTCTTGTGACTGTAATCAAATTAGCAAGCGTGTCAGATGATTTCACACCATCAGATACTGCCTTGCTTATGTTGATGTTACCAACATTTGTGTCACCGGACTTAACACCATCTGATACTGTAACAGTGTAAGTGGAACTACCGTAGTTATACGTGTCACCGGACTTAGCACCATCACTGACTGACTGTGTTGTTGTGATTACTGTTGTTAAAGTGTCACCTGACTTGGCACCGTCAGACACAGTTCTACTGACATTGATCAGATTAGTGTTTGTATCACCTGATTTAGCACCATCACTGACTGTCTTTGTCAATGTTAATGTGTTTGTTTCAGTGTCACCTGACTTAGCACCATCTGATACAGTTCTTGTTGCTGTAATCAGGTTACTGTTAGTGTCTCCTGGCTTACAACCATCACTGACTAACTGTATTGTCGTGATTACTGTTGTCAAAGTATCTGATGATTTTACACCATCACTAATTGTTCTTGTTGCTGTGATCAGGTTACTGTTAGTGTCGCCTGGCTTACAACCATCACTAACCGTTCTTGTTGTTGTAATCAGGTTACTGTTAGTGTCTCCTGATTTAACACCATCCGACATTGTTACATTATACGTACTTACACCAAGATCAATAAGTAGGAAATCAGTCCCATTTTCAAGTAAAACGCCGCTAGTTCCATCTTCCAAGTACAAAGCATCGGCAGGGGGAGTGAGCGTGTAGTAGACCGTGATAGCTACGGAGTCGATATAGAATTGCGCAAATCCAGTACATGTTCCGCGAAACTTAACACCAAAGTTGCTGCTATTTATTTCCGAGGCCGTCCACGTTGTTCCCCATAAATCGGATAAACTGCCATAATCAAATGTAGCTTCCGTGTATTGATTCCAATTCACACCAGTCGCCGCCTTATTACTTCCTACTGGCGTGGTTCCATCCTTGACAAGATAAATGTTTTCATCTTGTGCATGACCAGAACCAAAGACTTCATAGCGTTCATAGGTTACTTTTATTCCTGTAATAACTGCATCGCTTGGGATACTAAACCCAAACCCAGTAGCTGCCAAATACATGGTTCCGGTTATTGTGTAACCAGTTGACGCCCTTGCATCATCAGATGCCGTTAAATTCCCGGCATTAGTCCACGTAGCTCTGTCAGAAAAATCATTTTCTCCGGTGCCGGTTGATGGGTAGTTAGGTCCGCTACTTGGCAGGGTGAATGTAATGTCTAGCTTTGCGGCTTGTGTAGGACTCGCGTTGTAGTTGATCGCGCGTCGGTACTCACCAACTGTTGAACCATTGTTTTCCCAGTAGAGAACGATATAGTTACCAGCAGTCCATCCGGAACGATCAACAATCTCTTGAATTACGGAAGAAATATCAGGCGATGAGTACTCAACCGAGCCTGACCAATTTCCGATTGCGTTCCAATCCACACTTGCAGTTGTCCGAGTTGCGGCTTCGGCTGTTGTAGCATCCGTAGGATAAGAGGCATTGTCAGCGGCAATCGCTTTGATTGTTGTGTTTACACCGGAGCTTGTGTAAGTATCATATGCGGTAAATTTCAAAACCGCTGAAGTGATACGTGCTCCCTTGGGAATGGAGACTGTGAAACGATGAAAAGAATTTACATCATAGTAAGGGGTGTCGTAGTTGCCAGTTATGGACGCGGAACTGAAAAAAGAACCATTGTCCGACCAAAAGCCGTCATCATTAGCGTCATTGACTTGTAGGTTAAGAGTCGGCACTTTAATCTCCTAACTACTTAGGTAGTTCAATAGCATCTACTTCTTCAATGGTCGTGGATTGTAACAGTGAGGCCTTAGCCGTTGCCCATGCAAGGCGACGACGATTGAACTCTGTCTTAAACGTATCAACCAAAGATTGAAGATTCTGCCACTCAATAATATGCGGCTTATTCTCTGTGTCACTGACAAGAATCGTATCCACTCCTGGCGTCAGCATCGACAAGTAAACCGAGAGCTGCGTGGCGGAATTGGCATCGCTCTTGAGATTAAAATCACCAACACTAATGCCCGCGTTGTCCTGGTCCTTTAGCCAAGAGTCAATGGCGAATGCTTTGGTTGCCTTAGCTCCATTGAACACCATTTCCGGGTCTGGTTCCGGTTGCGGTACATCAGCCAGCAGTTCCTCAGTAATCAACCCCTCGTCGTCCCACTGTTGCCAAAGTGGGTCAATGTCGGAAACGAGTTTGTCCCAAGTTTTCGATCCCAAGCTGATTTGCATGGCACCGAAAGTTTGGGCGGCTTGCTCGTCACGCGGAGTGATGTTTACTACGACATCATCTTCCGTGTAGGTGATGACTTTAGTCTTGCCGTCTATTGGACGCAAGGCAACTTGATCGGTCTTGTCATCGCGGACGGAAAGCACACGACCAAAGGAGCCTTGCGATAGTTGATGAGGAACTAACATCTTATTAAAGACTCCTACCTACAAAATGTGACCACGACCACAATACCGCCACCGCCCGCACCACCAGCACCAGAATTACTTCCATTCGGGCTACCGGCTCCGCCACCGCCGCCACCTCCATAAGAGCCACCCGCCCCGCCAGTTCCACCGACACCACTGGCGTTGCTGCCCCCACCACCGCCGCCTAGCCCTACATAGCCAAGGATTGTAGAACCGGCACCGCCGTTCCCACCGCCAACAGTGCCAGCAGCGCCTAATGTCGGATTTGTAGCAAACAGCCAGTTCGTTCGAGACAAACCATCCGCATATCCGCCGCCAGTAGCCCCGGCATATTGGTTATTACTACCATCTATCCCGCCACCGCCACCGCCACCGGTTGGTGTAATGTGGTCCGTGCCGGTTGGTGGGCTTGGAGTACCTAAAGAACCAGCACCGCCGGACGAAGCTCCTGGTGCAAAATTTCCCCAAGTAACACCCGTAGGACCACACCACGGTCCAGAGTAGCCAGTGCCGGTGGCACCTGTGCCGCCACCAAATCCTTTACTGCCGCCGCCAACGTAGTAAGTAGAGATAGAGCTATAGCCGCCATCGACTCCATTGCTGCCACTTGTTGAATCCGCTGTGATTGCTGCTCCTGCGGTTCCGCCAGCGCCAACAGTTACGGATTCGGTAGAACCAAAAAAAGATGCTGGGCATTCAAAGAATCTGACACCACCACCTGCCCCTCCACCTCCGCCTGCACGACCTGAACTTGTGGCTCCGCGTCTGCCTGAACCACCACCACCACCTCCTCCAATCATGAACCCTTTGGAATACATCGCACCGGGCGGTTTCACCCAAGTCCCATTGGCGGTAAATGTTTGCACATTCACCTTTGGCTCATTCATCCGAATCCAGCCTTGGCCGGTAGTCGTCGAGTCCCATCGCCAGATTGAAGTATGTCCAGCTTCCTTTGTGGCGTAGAGGCTAACGTCTGTTCCGCCGTAGACATTATTGCCATTGCGGTTGATGGTGAGGTTGTAGGTTGCATGTGCTCGTGTCAGCGTATAAGCGAAGAAATCACCAATCGCCGGTGACGCTGGAAATGTGATTGCAAAATCAGCACCAGCACCATTCATATCCACACGATAATGGTAGCCAGCGGCAGCGGTGAAGCTGGCGGTCTTGCCAGAGTCGATCAGTGCAATGGCTGATGCCAGCAGCTTTTTAAGCGTGCTGGCACTAGAATCCAAACATGGAATGTAATCGGCAACATCCAGAGCGGAACCGGCAAGAGCTGTCAATCCTGATACTGGTGTGTTAGCCATTACTATTCTCCATTATTAGACGCCATCGTCAGCTTGTGTGAAGGTCGCTTGGACGTTCAAAGTGTCACCAGAAATCAAAGCACGGTTTCCGTTGCTGAATGCACCACAGCTATACAACGTGCCAGTGGTTCCTGACTTAGTACTGTTGCTAACAAGAAATGCACCACCAACAGTCACAGTAGCATTGATAGTGAATACTGCTTTTGATACAGAGTTATCAACAGATTGCGATGCTACAGAACCAGCAGTAAATGCAGGTCGTGTGCTTTGTGTATAGTCAACAACTTCTGTCCAACCACTGTGCGATGACATTGTGTCAGCAGCCGCCACTGTAGGTGTGGCAGACAAAAGACCAACAAACCACGATGTGATTTGTGTGCCACCTGCAATTACAGCACTCAAAATATGGTTGAGTCCTGCGTTAGTGACAATGTTATGATATTCATCAGTCCACTTCAATTTACCATCTTTATCATAACATTCAACTTTCCAGATACCTTTGGCTTTCACACCTTCTTTGGCTTTATTACCAGCCAAGAGGGAGGAATCAAAACGCATACCACCAAGTACTAGATCACCGTCCATTAGGCTGGTCCTTTATTGATTTTCTTGCCGTCGCCACGTTGAGGTTTGCCTTGTTTTTCATCAACACTCTTAGGTTGTGTTGATTGAAAATCTTTGGCTCCACGTGCCTGGCCACCCATTTGTTCGTTATGTGCCGTTTGTGCTTCCAAAGTTAATGCAATACGTTCTGCACGGTCCTTGGTTGCTTGCTCAACCTCACCCGGTTTGTATCCACGCAAAGCAGAAGCTGTCTCTGTTGATACTAATCCATCTTCCCAATCTTGGTGAATCTGGTCAGGATCAGAAACAAGTGCAGGGGCTTCTGAAATTTCTTTACTGATTTTTTGTAAAACATCAAAAGAGACTTTACCACCTAGCTTAGTGTTGGCTATTTTCTTAGCCATTTCACGTTTGAAAGTGTCCGAAGGGATTTTACTCAACAGTTTTTCATCGCCTTCCGCCTCTAATTGACGCTGTTCTTCTGATTTTATTGTGTAATTTTGTGGATACTTGACAGTTGCAACTTGTTTATTACCCAAATATGCCGACCAATGTTCTGCAATCTGTCGCTCACCGTTCTCAAGGACAAGACCGATGAAAGAAAGACCTGTCTCCAATGAGCCTAAGTCTTTGTCTTTACTGTCAGCAGATTGCGGACCCATATTGGCAACAGTCAGGTTAACAAGCTGACGAATTTCACGTTTCAACTGTTCTTGTTTCGCCATGCTTGCCATCAAAGGCTCAGCACTTGGGTGGATAAATGTCGGCATTTCAGTACCAATAGGTACACGACGACCTTGACCACTACCAGCTTTGATTTCATGTGTACGACCGGTGTTTGTTTGTGTGTATTCACCAGCGTCATCTGTGAAGTCATTCGGTGTTTTGAAATATGCACCTTCTGTGCGTGGATCGAACTGTTCTACATACATCGGGTAACTGGCTTTAGTGATATAACCAATGTCCGAAGAATCAATATTCAAGAGTGCAACTTGTAAGTCAGCAACGTCTTTCATAAGTGATTCTGTAATCTCAAAATTAACAAAAGGAATCTTGTTGAGTTTCAACTCAATCAAATCGCTTGATTCATCACCCTGTTCATCGTAAAACTGTACGTAGACTTGATTTTCTTCACGCCACACGTAACGATAACGCTCGGACTTGCCGTCAGGCAGGTTGAACTTCTCGTCATACGTGTAATAGTTATCACGAAGAAGGATGCTTTGCAACATGTTATCTTCGTCATAACTATATGATAAAATATCTTCAACAGCGTAGGTGTAAAGGTAAGGACGTTTGCCGTAAGCGTCAGCAATCGTGTTACCTTTAATTGGTGGCATGTCAACAAACACACCAATACAACGCATAGTCAACATATCAGGAAGAATGTATCTTCCGATGTAGCTATTCATTGAACTGCCATGCAGGTCAACACCACCTTCCAAACCGTTGATAGCTTTCTGGTATGTTGGATCGCCACCAGTTCGTGCAATGTCTACTGTACGCTGGAAAATAGCATTTTTGATGTCATTGATCGCTGCCTTAGCGAAGGCAGGACAATAACTTACTTCTTTCCGTGCCAAGTAGTCTGTGTCATCTTCACGTGTACTGAGTTTTTTGAGATATTTATCAACAAAAGGGCGACCACCAGCATATGCGAGACGCCATTTTTCCCATTCTAATTGATCTTCAAAGTAGTTAGGGTGTCGGATTGCACCGATTCCAAATCTCAATTGCATTAGAGCACCCCTGTTATGCTATGGCTTTGTCCTATCGAAACACCCCAACGCAGAGCGATTTCGGCGTAATTTCGTGCATGTGCAAAGTGATCAGCATTGCTGTTTTGATAATATCCAACTTGATTACCGTCAAAATCTTTCTTGTAAAGACGTTTTGGCTCTTTAATGTGCTTTTTGTATTCCTCGGATACGTCAACGGGTAGCCTGATTCTGTTTTTGATCTTAAAACGACCTAAAGAAAGGTCCAACCATGATGTTCTATCAACAGTGATTGTCTTTTCTTCTTCCGTTCCAAGTTGAATCTGCTTGCCGTTGATACCACGACCATACATACACATCAAAACACGACCCCAAAACCGACAGACAAATTCATATGCCTTACGTGTTTCAGGATGACGGTCAATAACCGCAGCAGTAACGCGGTATTGTTGCATCAATTTGTCCAAATCCTCAAACTGCAAAACAGTACCCTCGAACAACACACGGCATTGGGCATCTTCGTTAATATCAAGCCCAGGTGTTCGTTGTCCAATATACCATTCATCAATTTCTACGTGTAGGTGTTTGCCTACGTCGATACCCATCGTCACAATAGGTGTTGTCTTGTTGTTTGGTCCCTTACGATACTGTCCAATACACGCTTGGATATGCCCATCTGTGATTTGAGCACCATCAACAACGTGTGTTTTGCCTAGCTTACTGTTGAAAAATTCCTGCTCAGCACTCGGGTCAGTTAATGATTTTAAGTAGGCAATAGCCATGTTTGCTGGATTACCAGCATTAGCCATTGAATACAGTTGGGATGTTGTGAAACCACGAATATCACGGTCAGAATGCTGTGGCACGTATGTGCCTGTTCCGCCAAAGGCTCTGGCTTTCAACCATTCTGATTTTGTCTCATGAGGCAGGACGTTCTTGCATTCTTTGCAAATGTAATGACTGTTATTGATTGCTTGGTCTGTTGATTTCTCAGCAGTAATAACCAAACATTCAGGAAAAATCAAATACGTCAGTCGGCTACAGCAAGGACACTTGAAGAAATATTCTTCTTGCGTCGAATCTTGATAAAAAGCATTGATCCCGATACCTTCGAATGTAGGTGTCGAGATAAATAGTTCTCGTTTCTGTGCCTGACCCGACGACCGTTCACGTGCGAGTGGAATATTCTCCTGCGTCATTTCTTCAACTTCGTCAAAGACAACGACAGCAGTAGGAATTGATTTTAACTTACTTCGTGAACGGGAACCACGGACATATAAATTGGCTTGAGCCGCTCGTTTGTGTCCCACGTTTTTAACATCAGAAAACATCTTTTGGAGATATTCTGAGGCTTCCAACGCTGGATCAAAACGACCGGCAGAGAATTGTGAGGCGTCATCATTACTAGGGAGAACGTATAGGCAATCGTAACCATTTACATCAATATTGTAAAAAGTTACATTCAAAGCCCATTCCGTGTAACCCAACTGAGCAGCTTTTTGTCCTACATTGATTTCTGCATCACTAAGATGCATTTCATACAACCAAGGATGGCGATTCCACGACCAATTTTCAACCAAACCGGACACTGGATGCTTGATTTTTCTGTATTTTTCAGTCCAACGTGCACAGTTTGTAATTGACTTTCGCATCAATTTATTGGAAATGATGTCAGCCATCATTGTTTGTAGGTTCATAACGTGCCCAATTGTGCAATAATGTCCTCGTTAATCCTGTCAATGATGGAAACAATAAGTTCCTCAGCGACATGACCCGATAGACTATTCAGATTCTCGGAAATGATTTCAACGATCTTGCCTGCAAACGTCAGTGCGGAGGCTTTATCCATCAACGCACCACTTGATTTTTCCAACCGATCACAGGAAACGACCAATTTTTCAATCTTAACAGCCAATTCTGCAATCTTATTACTGTTTAACACAAGGTCTGTTGCGGATTCACAGCGATTCATCACATTTTCTAAAACAATGCGAAGTACGCCGATTTCATCACGCAATGTTTTTGTCTTGGAATTCTCACCAAACTCTTTGAGACGTTGATCCCAAAGTTTCATTCGGTAGAGATTAGCTTCTTTTTGCTCAGAACAGTGCACAGAATGGTCTGCACCGTGTCTTACACAAAAATCAGCCTTCTGATTACCATCATCGTCTAGGAGTTTGAGGTAGGGACACTGGCCAATCTGTCCTTGATGTTTGCAACGGAGACTTGGATCATGTTCCGCTTCACGCCAGTAGAACAGTTTTTGTTCGATATTCCGCATTTGTTACCTCAAAAGAATAAAACCCTACCGTGCAAGCACGGTAGGGTGGTTCGCCAGGAGCAAACGAACCTTTTATCAACCAATTACCGACGAAAGACGAAACAGAATACATGTTTGATGCCAACGCCTACACCACGCAGACCGCGTCGGATTGGGCCTCGGCACCACCAATCACCTTTGGCCTGGTCAGCCACACAACCACGGTGTACAACAACGCCATTGTCGTACTTAGTCGGTACAATATCATTTTTAATGACATCAGGTGTGGGGTGCAACCGTTTGTCGATCCGTGTCTCTGCGACATTTACAAGTGCATTGACTGCAATCTGTCCGGCAGGTGTGGCCAACACAGGAATGAAAGACACACCAGCAGTTGTGATCACAAAAACAAGCAACTTATGCCTTAACGCTTGTGGTAGTAACATCTGCCACCTCCTTACTGCTTTCAACAGCCTTACTCTTGATATAATCAGCAAACTTGACTAAAGAGTCTGTATCAACATGTTTTTCGACAAGAGCGATGATAGCCTTGCGACCTTCATCAGTCTCAGCATACTTCTGGAACTGAACACTCAAAAATGATTCGGTAACTTGCTTCATGGTTACTGGATCGTGCAAGGCATTACGCATCTTGCTCAATTCCTTGACCATACCACTGTAGTCACCAACAGCATAATCTTCCAACAACGGCGAAAGGAAATTCAAACCGTTCTTAGAGGCGATTGTCACTAGACTGATTGCCCCTCGACGCCGTTCCTCAACCGCTGTGTCCCCTTTGGCAGAATACTTACCAATGAAGTACAAAGCCAAAGTGGCTAAGCCAATTAGCAAAATTGGGTTACTGAACATTTATTCGCTCCCTTTCTTGATTTCACTGAAGAAACCGTAACCTGCTCCGACAACTGGAATCAAAAACAACCAAAAAGGTGTATCACTAGATGTTGGAACATTAGTATTGTTTGGTGAGATATCAGGAATTTGATTAGGAACAACGGGCTGTGGAGCAGGACTTGGTTGTGGAGTAACGGGTGTTGGCTTGGGTCGGCAGTTACTGATAGCCAATTGAATATCGTCAGCCAAAACATCAGGATCACTAGGAATCTGATCACCAGTAGCTTTGTAGACAACTTGTCCGTTTGGTTCTTGGATAATCAACTGAGGGGTAACATTACCGTAGTAACGTGAGAAACGCTGCTGATACATCAGGTCAGAGGGGGTGTATTTCGTATATTTTGTTTGGGCAATCAACGACTGAAGTCTCGGAGTTGATAAAAGAGCAGACAGTTGTCGAGAGCCTTGGCTAGTGGGCGTTGGACTGTCAAATACTGCGGTTGTCCACCAGACACCTTGATCAGCGGGCAGTTCGATGATCCTACTTTTGTAAAAAGTACTACTTTGATTCTGGATCAAAGGAGCAGGGATTGGGTCCGCTGGCTTGAGCGTTTGCCAAACACCCAAACACAGTAACAACACAACTGATGTCAAAACAAAAGTGTCTTTAGACTTACTTAACATGGAATCAGGCTCCTGTCAAACGAATGGGAGTGGAGGCGGTGGGACATATACGAGTGTCCATGCCCAGCCACCATAACCCTGCCAATTCGGCACAAACTCATTACGAGGGACGTTAATGATATTATCTTTACGATTGTTGTCGAGGATACCAGCAGTATCAGTGTCGAAAGAAACGAGGTTCACGGCATGGTTGGGCCAGTATGTGATTCCTGCACCCCGGCGTGTCGATAACGCCCAGTCCAAAAATGACACGTCACCATCCACAGTGTACGCATATTTCAAATTGGCTGCTTCAAGTCTCTCATGTAAGCGTGTTGAGTACTCGCCACCCGAATATGTCTCTTTCCACCACTTTGCAAGATCAGGGTATCCTTGCCACATCAACAGATGATAAGTACTGGCGTGAACACAAGAACCACCACCCCAATTGCTAGTACGCATGGCCGGAGGCAAGTCAGCCATGCCATTATCTTGATATAACTTGTTATTATCTTGATATAACTTGTTATTAACAAGTGAACACAGTTCACTGTACGTTGCTGTCTTTCTTTCCGCAAATGCTGATACAGTAAGCAATGTACCAATTCCCAGGAGAAACTCTTTGCGTGTCATTTTTAGTCGTTCTCCTTAAAATCATTTGCTCTTGTTTGATTCTGAAAATCAAATGGTCGAACCTAACAGTGTCGAGTAACATAGAATATGTCCCTCCACCAGTATAAGGCAGAATTTTGCAAGCGTGTTAAGCAAAAAATTATTTGATTAGATAGTCATTACGGAAAGGCATTTGATTTTAAGAATCAACAAGCCAGTGACCTCGGACTAGACCTTTTAGACACTTTCTGTAAAGCCAGTGACCTCGGACAAGTAACCTATGACCTTGGACCTTGGATACTGGCTTTGCTAATTTGAAAATTAGAAAAAATCAAAAATCAATTTTTCTACATGTTTGGTTGCTGTCCCTTGGTTACTGGCTTAAAAGTCAAAATCAAAATCCGAAAAATGTAAAAAGTCAAATCTCAAAATCCGAAAAAATTCACACCCCCAGGTGTAGGCAGGGTCTAAGCCAGTACCCCCCCATTCGAGGTACTGGAATTAGACCCACCCGGTAGTGGGGTTGACCGTTGAACGATCAGCCTGGCCCGCACCACCCGAAGGTGGTGATCGTTGAACGATCACCACCAGCAGCGGGGGTGATCGTTGAACGATCACCCATTTAATAGTGGTACTGGATTACTTACCCCGCTTGCGAGTTGCTGGCTTGCCCCCCGCTGGCTGGCTTGCTCGTTCCAACTCTGTTTGCAGTTGAACTAGCTCAACTTGCAACCGTTCGTTCTCATCTTTCAACGTAGTAATTTGATTATTTAACAATTCAATAGTCGTTTTGAATTGTTCGTTGGCAACTTCCAAGTCGCAAACTTGCTTCGTTTGATTAGCAATCATACTGTCGAGACTATCCCGCAGGGCGGTTGCTTTCGACTTATCGCCCTTGTCGATAGCAACGAGAAAGTCGCGCAATTCGGGGGTTTTCGTCATCTTGCGGAAAGGTTCCAATTCCGCCGACGTGAGCATCTTAGGGGGCGAAACCCCATCTTCGATAGTGAGGCGGAAATACTCTTCCACTTGCTTCGCATTTGCCATAACCTCAACCGAATACGGATTTGATTCATCCACACCGAAAGCGCTAACCGCAACTTGATTCGGCGTCTTGTCACGTTGCGGCTTGTTGCCGTTGAGAACACGCAAGGCGTCCGGCTTCATTACGCTGGCGGGCAAGTATCCGTTAGCATCGTAAGGAACCGGATTGAGTTTCTTTCCGTTCTCCATCGGAACCGGCATTTGCAACCGTTCAACGATACGCAATTCGGGCAAACGAGAAGCCAGAACAGCAGTTGCGTATGCCGGTTGCACTTGACCACGCGGCAAGCCGAAAGTTGCGGTGCAATCGGCTTCGGTTGCTGATTCGTTTTTCAGGAGGAACATGCACCGTTGCACGTTACCCACAAACGAGTACCCTTGCTTCTCGTTGGCTGCATCGTTTTCCCGCCATAAATCCTTCTGGCGGGCGACAACATCGCCCTTGTAATCGACGATTTGACACGGGATCAAAAACTGTTCCGGCGTGCGGGTCGCGTCAAAATCCAGAAAGGACATTAAACCAGAAAGCAGCTTATAGCCTCTTCTATTGCAATCAATTCCGACGAATTCAACACATGCGGGAAAGTTTGCCTCTTTCGCCGCTTTCTCAATACGGTCTGCGAGAACAAAACCTGCGATTGTGACAGGTTTCAACGTCGGTTTTCCGTAATCGTCAAGTTTGGTCGCATCGACAACCGTATATTGCGGCACTTCCTTATACTTCCGCAATTCGACCATCATCCTTTCAAAATTCCGCCCAATTTCTTCCCGGTCGGCATCGGTTGCCCGTTCGACTTTCGGCATATCGCCTTTCCACCCATCTTGGAAATTGATGCGATTATCAAGCAATGGGGAAACCGGATCAGCGAAAGACGAAACACGTTCTGGTTGCCGTACTTCACAACGCAACCAACCAATTTGGAAAACCGACAAAGTAACTAGTTCATTGCGGGCGATTGTGTGAGTAGTAGTCATGACTTTGATTCCTTAACAAAATTTGAGAAAGTAAAAAAAACAGTTTGTTTCGTAGGGGAAACAACCTCCGGCAAATTTGATTAGTAATCAATTCGCCGTAGTTTGATTTGTGGAACTAGCTATCCATCCATGCGTTCCGACAACCAGTTGACCAGTGACATACGGGCAATTGTCGTTTGAACCTCCGATATCTGGCTAGGCGAGAAACCAGAAACTCGCAAGCCAGATTGCAAGTTCGTAGTGATAGCAAGCAGTTGAATATCCGTAGGGATATGCAAAACAACCGTATCGCCTTGTACCTCTGCGGCAACGTCGCGGAGTTCAACGCGAACACTATCCGCCGGAATTTCGACATTCGTTTGTGTGCGGGGCATTTGAGCCAACCTTTCCTAAGTGAGTGAAACGAAACC